TCAAATAAATAGGGTTTTCTTCTTTTCGTGCTTTAGCAGATAGGGTGAAAGTTAAGGCGATGCCACGTCTTTTTGTGGCAGTGCCTTAACCTTTTATCCCTATCTGATATGCACATATATATATAACTATATAAGGCTTCTCACTACACGATAATAGTAATAATACATAATCATGACCAAATACCTTTATCGTTGCTTGTAGACCCCTTAAAGGCTTAACAATCGGTATATAAAAGGTATTTACTATATGGTTGTATTGGTATCCTATTACCTTATACTGTTATACCTTTGTTTGTACACTTCGTGTACTCCTGTAGCTTTCAATCCTATAGCCCTATAAGGCTTCTCACTGCACGATAATAATATTTCTCTATCAATATGTATATGTGCATACCAGATATCGTCACAAAAGATTTAAGAACCTCGCAAAAAGACGCGAGAACCTTAAATTTTTGCTAGATATCTGTTAAAGCACGAAGGTCAAAACCCTTTAATATTTATTTTTACTTTTACTTGACTTTAGAGATAAAATAAGTTAAGCTAATGCTTAGCGTGCAACGCGGTACAGTAGCTTATTCAATATATAGGAACCCTCTTGAGAAGAGATCCTCTGCTTTTAACACTTAGTGAGACTAACGTGGATATATCAAAAATGACTAAATTAATAATTCCTAATTACACCTTTATAGGTGGGATTATTCCTAAAAACGAAGTAACTTTAATTGTAGGTTTACCGGGAACAGGTAAAACGTATACAACTATTAAATTCTTAAATTCAGAAGACATTATTCCTATAGTAGCTAACTTAGATTACTCACCTATTGATGGTTTACTTGCAAACCAGTATGGTGAAGAATTGGTAATTGCTGCATTAAAAGAAAATAATATTTCAGGCTTAAAAGATAAAGTGGTAATTTTTGATACCTACCAGAGATTATCAGAAATATTGGAAATTGATGAAACTAGAAAAAGTAAAGAAACCTTAGCTAAAGCGTTAGAAGATTTAGCACATTCCCATCAGTGTACTGTAATTATTATTTGCCATCCTGAAGATTATGTAGGTAAAGATGGAGTATTTAAAGACAATAAATATCTTGCAAGAAATTGTGCAGAGTATATTTATATGGATTCTATTATTCCCAGAGGAAAATCTGGGGAAACTAAAGATATTACACATAAAACCATAGTCAAAAAGGGAAGAGGATCCGGTGGTGAAAGGGTAATAACAAATTGGATGCGGGATTAATAATGGAAGAAAATGTAGAAACACAAGATGTAATTAATCAAGAGACTGCTTACACACAAGGTGAGAATGTCTTTTATAGTGGTTTACCTATCACTACGTATTCAGGTAATTATAGAAATGAATTTGAATTTGGTTTTCTATCAGCAGAAAATGAAACTAGATTGAAAAGAGTAAAAGTAAGAACAGGTAAATAAGATAGTCATTAATTATCCATTTCTATCAATACCTATATAAGTGATACATACCTCTTAATGGAGGTATTTTTTTGCCTAAAATAAGGAAACATAAAATGAAAATACTAAATAAAAATACAGGTGAAGTTATTTTTAAACATTTTCAACGGAATAACTCAATTAAAGCAACAGTTGAAGCAGCAATAGCTAAAGGTACTGATCTTATAGATGCTGATCTTGAAAATGCTAATCTTATAAGTGCTGATCTTAGAGATGCTAATCTTATAGGTGCTGATCTTATAGGTGCTGATCTTATAGGTGCTGATCTTAGAGATGCTAAGCTTAGAGGTGCTGATCTTAGAGGTGCTGATCTTAGAGGTGCTGATCTTATAGGTGCTAATCTTATAGATGTTAACCTTAGAAGTGCTAACCTTAGAAGTGCTAACCTTGAAGGTACTGATCTTAGAAGTGCTAATCTTGAAGATGCCAATCTTGACGGTGCTAATCTTAAAGATGCTAATCTTAAAGATGCTAATCTTATAGATGCTAATCTTATAGATGCTAACCTTATAGGTGCTAACCTTTTTTTTGCTAATCTTGACGGTGCTAATCTTTCAAGTGCTTATCTTAGAGATGCTAACCTTAAAGGTGCTAATCTTTCAGATGCTAACCTTGAAGGTGCTAACCTTATAAAAGCTAACCTTTCAAGTACTAACCTTAAAGATGCTTATCTTATAGATACTGATCTTTCAGGTGCTAACCTTGAAGGTGCTAATCTTAAAGGTGCTAATCTTAAAGGTACTGATCTTTCAAGTGCTAATCTTAAAGGTGCTAACCTTAAAGGTACAATTTAATTAAATAAGATACCTCTTAATTGGGGTATTTTTTTATCTAAAATAAGGCAAGGATACAGAATGAAAATACAAAATGAAAATACAGGTGAAGTTATTTTTAAACATTTTCAGTGGGATAACTCAATTAAAATAACAGTTGAAGCAGCAATAACTAAATGTGTTAATCTTGAAAATGCTAATCTAAAAGGTGCTGATCTTTCAAGTGCTAACCTTTCAAGTGCTAACCTTTCAAGTGCTAACCTTGAAGGTGCTAATCTAAAAGGTGCTGATCTTATAGATGCTAACCTTTTAGGTGCTAACCTGTCATATGCTAACCTTTCAGTTACTAATCTTGAAAATGCTGATCTTTCAAGTGTTAATCTTGAAGGTGCTAATCTTGAAGGTACTAATTTTATAGGTACTGATCTTATAGATGCTAATCTGTCATATGCTAATCTTATAGGTGCTAACCTTTCAGTTACTAACCTTGAAGGTACCAATCTTTTAGATGCTAACCTTTCAGGTGCTTATCTTAGAAGTGTTAACCTTAAAGGTGCTAACCTTAAAGGTGCTAACCTTAAAGGTGCTAATCTTATAGGTGCTAACCTTTCATATGTTGATCTTTCATATGCTAACCTTGAAGGTGCTTATCTTAGAAGTGCTAACCTTTTAGATGCTAATCTTTTAAGTGCTAACCTTAAAGGTGTTAATCTTTTAGATGCTAACCTTAAAAAAGCTAATCTTGAAGATGCCAATCTTATAAAAGCTAATCTTGAAGGTGCCAATCTTATAGGTGCTAACCTTGAAGGTGCTAACCTTTTAGATGCTAACCTTAGAAGTGCTAACCTTAGAAGTGCTAACCTTTCAAGTGCTTATCTTAGAAGTGTTAACTTTGAAGGTGCTAACCTTTCAGTTACTAACCTTGAAGGTGCTAATCTTTTAGATGCTAACCTTAAAGGTGCCAATCTTATAGGTGCCAATCTTATAGGTGCTAACCTTAAAGATGCTAATCTTTTAGGTGGTAATCTTTTAGATGCTGATCTTCCATAATGCTTATACAGTTAGACATAATAATAATTCTCTATCAATATATGTATAAGTAATACATACCTCTTAATTGGGGTATTTTTTTATCTAAAATAAGGGAACATAAAATGAAAATACTAAATAAAAATACAAGTGAAGTTATTTTTAAACATTTTCAATGGAATAACTCAATTAAAATAACAGTTGAAGCAGCAATAATTAAATGTACTAATCTTGAATATGCTGATCTTGAAAATGCTAATCTTATAGGTGCTGATCTTAGAGATGCTAACCTTAGAGATGCTAATTTTATAGGTGCTGATCTTAGAGATGCTAATCTTGAAAATGCTGATCTTTCAGGTGCTAATCTTATAGATGCTAACCTTGAAAGTGCTAATCTTGAAGGTGCTAATCTTGAAGGTACTTATCTTAGAAGTACTAATCTTGAAGGTACTTATCTTAAAGATGCCAATCTTAAAGATGCTAACCTTTTATTTGCTAATCTTATAAATGCTAACCTTAGAAGTGCTAACCTTAGAAGTGCTAATCTTATAGGTGCTAACCTTTCATATGCTAACCTTAAAGGTGCTTATCTTAGAGATGCTAAACTGACATATGCTAATCTTGAAGGTACTTATCTTAGAAGTGCTAACCTTTCATATGCCAATCTTGAAGATGTTAACCTTGAAGGTGCTAATCTTTCAAGTGCTAACCTTGAAGGTGCTAACCTTGAAGATACTAACCTTGAAGGTGCTAATCTTTTAGATGCTAATCTTTTAGATGCTAATCTTAAAGGTACTAACCTTGAAGATGTGAATCTTATAGGTACAATTTAATTAAATAAGATACCTCTTAATTGGGGTATTTTATAAATATAAAGGATACAAAATGAAAATACTAAATAAAAATACAGGTGAAATTATTTTTAGACATTTTCAATGGAATAACTCAATTAAAGCAACAGTTGAAGCAGCAATAGCTAAATGTACTAATCTTGAAAATGCTAATCTTGAAAATGCTAATTTTATAGGTGCTGATCTTAGAGATGCTAATCTTGAAAATGCTGATCTTAAAGGTGCTAATTTTATAGGTGCTGATCTTAGAGATGCTAACCTGTCATATGCTAATCTTGAAGGTGCTAATCTTTCAGTTGCTAACCTCTCAGGTGCTAACCTTTTAGCTGCTAACCTTAAAGGTACTTATTTTAGAAGTGCTAATCTTGAAGGTGCTAATCTTATAGGTGCTAATCTTATAGGTGCTAACCTTTTAGATGCTAATCTTTTAGATACTAACCTTATAAAAGCTAATCTTAAAGGCACATATCTTAGAAGTGCTAATCTTGAAGGTGCTGATCTTTCAAATACTGATCTTAAAGGTACTGATCTTTCAAGTGCTAATCTTAAAGGTGCTAACTTTTCAAGTGCTAACCTTTCAAGTGCTAATCTTGAAGGCACTTATCTTAGAAGTGCTAACCTTTTAGATGCTAATCTTTTAGATGCTAATCTTTTAGGTGCTAACCTTTTATTTGCTAATTTTATAGATGCTAATCTTGAAAATGCTGATCTGTCATATGCTAATCTTATAGGTGCCAACCTTTCAGGTGCCAACCTTGAAGGTACTAACCTTGAAGGTACTAACCTTGAAGGTACTAACCTTTCAGATGTGAATCTTAAAGATGTGAATCTTTTAGATGACAATCTTGAAGGTACAATTTAACTAAAGAAGGTTTCTATTAGATAAGCAGAAAGCAAAAGCAGCACCTTATAGTATAAGTACTAAAATAAATTAAATAAGATACCTCTTAATTGAGGTATTTTTTTGCTTGTTGTTTAGGTTTGATGGATCTACTGAGATTGCTAAATTAACTAAAAGATATTGCAGAACATTAGGAGAACTAATATGGATAAGAAAGAATTAGGTGCATTTTATACATCAAGAGTAGATGAAATACTTAAACAATATATTCCTTTAATAAAAGGGAAAGATATTGTAGACCCTATGGCTGGTGATAATCACTTACTTAATTGGGCAGCTTATGAAGATTGCTCTTCTATTGAAGGGTTTGATATTAACCCTTTAACACCTAACGGAACAAAAAATACTCTATTAGGTGATATGGATTATTCTAATAAATTTATATTGGCTAACCCACCTTACCTTTTAAATAATAAAGCTAAAGATAAAACACCATTCAAATACTGGAAAACAACTGACCTGTACAAAGCAAGTATCCTTTCATTTATTAAAGGTAATGCTCCTGAAGGTATTTTAATTATCCCAAGTAACTTCTTCGTAGATGCTGATTCTAAACTTCGTGAGTTTATATTTGCAAGATGGGAAATATCACAAGTAACTTTATACGATTCTCAAGTATTTGAAGATACAGATGTAAGAGTATGTACTTTCTATTTTAAGAAAGGGATAACTACAGAAATCTTAGGGTATAAAATTATTAATGGGAATATTGGTAAAGATTGGATTGAGTATTTAAACACCCCTTCTAAATATAAAGTATCAAGATTAAGAATAGGAGATAAACCAAATACTTCCTTACTTCTTAAGGCTACTGATACTGGTTCTAAAGGGGGTGAAATATGCCTTACTAAAGGTATACATTACTATGGCAAGATTACTGATAGAAACTTAGCCACAATTGTTCTTAACGTACCTTTAACAGCTTCACAAGAATATAAGGTTATCAACCTATTCAATTCTAAATTAAATGCCTATAGAGAGCAGTATAACAGTATGTTCCTTACCAATTTTCTTGCAGGAAAGGATGGGGTAATGCGTAAAAGAATATCTTTTAGGGATGGGTATAAATTAATAGATAAAATATTACAGGAGGTCTTAACATGACAGATAATGAAATGATATTAAAGCTATTAACAGCAAGAACAGCCTTAATGAATGAGCTAAAGAAAACTACCACAATAGAGGAAATGACTCAAAGATATCTTATACGTAAAGTAGCAGGGCAATACAAGCAAGTAGTAAAGAATGCAAATATTGATCCTAACATTACAGTTATATGGGGTAAAGGAGGTGCTCAATCAGCTAAATTAGCTAAGTGCATTAAAAACAATACAAAATATCTACATATTGTAGATACGTATACTTAAGAGGAATCATGATTTACGATGCATCAAGTATAAAGATTAAAGAATACGCTACTGACATTTGGTCAATGGCTATTTCACTTCAAGAAGAATATGGTCATGATCCTGATTGGATTCAAACAGGATTAGAAGCATGTGATATTGCACATGTACCCCATTCTTATTTCATTAACAGATACCTTAAGCAAGACGGTACAGATCAAAACTATGATGTCTCTAAGGCCTTCTCAGAGCAGTTAAAGCTAAAGAGAAACAAACAGCAATTACCATCCTATTAACAACGAGAGAACAACTATGAAACTTTTATTAGTACTACTATTATTACCATCTTTATTATTAGCAAATCCTAATATAGATAATAATGATTATGATTCACATGAATCAGATTGGGAACCAAATGCATATGGTATGGGAATTGGAAGATCATTCAGTGGTAAAGCTGTAAGACATGATCCATTCCAAGAATTAGAACAAGATGCCTATGGTTCAGGAATTAGTTCAGACCAGTATGGTAGACCAGTTAGAACAGATATTTTTGGAACACCAATAAATTAATAAGAAGACTTATAATTAGGAATATAACTATGATTAATTTAGCAAAAGAAGAAGCTTTAGAAATATTAACTGGTTTAACTTATATGGCTGGTGTATCAGCACAAGCTAATATAACAGATAAGGCTTATTTTGATATATTAGGAATTTTAACTCAAATGATACATAAAAAACTACTACCTACAGATAAGGAAGAATAATACCTTTATATACCTTTTAAAGAGCCTTTAAGGGGTATACACGCAACGATAGTATCAAGACATAAGTGATTATGGCTTAGGTACGTTTTAATACCGAAGATAGTGTTATTTTGGTGCTATTTAAAAGAAATGATACTTAGATACTTAACACCGTATTAAATACGGAAACACATAATAAGCATAATGCTAGGTACTTCAATGCATTCTATGCTTATCTAAATTAAAGGAATACTAATGTTCAAAAAATATGGCTCAATAGGCCAATTAAAAAATAGTTTATATACTATGCGAAAAATGACCTTTGAAGGTACTGTACGGACGTTCACAGGACGTGTAAAGGTTAATGGTACAAATACATGTATTATCCTAACAAAATCTAAGGAGGTCATTCTACAGTCTAATAATCGTATCATCAGTACAGGTAAAGATGGGGATGGTAACCCCAAAGATCACTATGGATTTGCTACTTGGGTAGAGGAGAACCCCGCTGTCATTGATACTTTAATGTCAACAGTACATTCACCAGACAGGGATACTTATGTTTATGGTGAGTTTGCAGGTGGAAATATTCAAAGCAGTGTAGGTGTTATTGGTTTAGATAAATTCTTTTATGTATTTTCTATTGTAGATGGTGAGGGTAATAAAGTACCTAAACCATTATTAACAGTACCTAAATTATTATTAGATGCTGATGAATTTATTGTACATATAGTAAATGTGGATATTCTAAATCCTACAGAATGCGTACCTGAAATTATAACCAAAGTAACTGAAGTAGAAAATGAATGCCCTGTAGCACTGTCTTTAGGTGTATCTGGTATTGGTGAAGGCATTGTTTATACATGCGAAGATGAACCTGAGCTTATGTTTAAAGCTAAAGGATCTAAGCATACTAAGTCTAAGGCACGTAAGATTAAATTACCTGTAAGTGCTGAAGCTATGAAAAGTATTGAGTTATTTGGATTAGAATATTGTACTGAAGGACGGTTACAGCAAGCAGTTAAGGAATTAGAAATTGATGATCCAATGCCAGAAGATATTGGTCAGTTAATTAAGTGGATATGCTCAGACATTATTAAAGAGGAATCTGATGTAATGGAAGCATCTGGTATTAAACCAAAAGACTTGTCTAAGGTAATTCCTCAAATAGTTAAACATTTTGTGAATGAAATAAGATGACAAATTTCTGTGGTACAACTAAAAGAGAAATACTATGAATTATGATTTAGAAAATATGCTTTCAGATCCTGAATTATCAGATTCTGCTAAAGCATTGGGTACTAAGGTATCTGAATATTTAATAACAAACTTACCACCATTTAAAAACTTCTCAGATACTATGGAATATCTAATGGATTTAGAAAGTGATTTAGAAGTATTAGAAGATGAAAATGAAGAATTAAAAAATCTAGTAAAAACCCTTTTAAAAACAGTAAAACAAGCAGATATACTAATTGAGGAATTAAAATGAAAATTAAAATTAACGAAAAGAAGTTATTAAGTGATTTACATTTAGCATTTACAGATAAGTATTCACCTATCAGAGAGATGGTTCAAAATGCTAAAAGATCACATGCAACTGAAGTAAATGTTGAGTATTACGAAAGTACAGGATATTTATGTGTAAGTAATAATGGAGATATTATTGAAGACTTTCAAACATTAATATCGGTATCAGAAAGTGGATGGAGTGATGAAATTAAAGAAACTGAAAAACCATATGGTTTAGGATTCTTATCTGTTTTATTTAGTAGTAAATCAGATGTTACAATTCATTCCGGTAATCAAAAGTTAGTCATTAATACTGATGACTTACTTAAAGGAAATGATATTGGTAATACTATTATAGTACCTGAATTTAATGGCACTAGAATTGAGCTAAACATACCTAATTTAAGTTTAGAATCAATTAGTACATTATTTGAATTTTTTAATGAAGACTTAGAAATATTTATAAATTCATCTCGCATCTACCAAAGACATAGTAAATTCTCCATAGATTTACCGTCTATAGGAATGCTACATATTGAAAGTTTAGAAAATATTTCAGACTTAAATAGTGCTTCTTCAATCTTACCAATTTTTCAAGGATTTAAAACAAATCCATGTGAACAAGGTTATAAAAATGTTGCAAAAGGTTTGTGGATTCATATGGATCAGACACTTTTTGATGCAAGACTTCCAGATAGAAGCAGTATTATTGGAATTGATGATTTTCAAGAACAGATGGTAGAAGAAACCATAGAAGCAGTATTGGTTTTACTGGATCAAGCACCTACAGATACAAAACTTAAATGTTATAAATTACTGGAATGGTTAGATGCGTTAGAACTGTTAAATTCTATTAGTATTAGCCCTCCAGATGCTTGTTATACCTTGGAAGCTAATTTCAGTATTATTTTAGACAGTAATAATAGTAACCGTGTAATTGCTTGGAAAACTAGGGATACACCTAAGGACGTATATTATTCATCTAATAATACTTTTAAAGTAGATACTTTAACTGTTAGTAGGGATAACTATAAAGCATTCTTAGCAGCACAGAAATCTGGAGGTTCAGTAGCAACTTTAGGAGGTAGACCAACACCATCTAATAAAGAGCTAGGTATCTATAATATTTCAAATGTAGACGAAGTTACTGACATTAACCTTAACGGAAGTAAAAACTTAGAAATTAATGTTTACTTTGTATCTTGTAAGTATTCATCACCTGTTTCAGTATCAGAAGATGATATTTATATTAATACGTTTAAACAGGTTACACTAGAAGATATAAAAACTTGTTTACTATACCTATCAGATTATGAATATGATTATGTATTTAAGGAGGATAAATTAAATGAAGACGGTAGAGTAATATTACAAGAATATAAATTAAGAACTCGTACAGGAGAAGTAGATCCAATTGAAGAAATCTTAGCAGATATTAGAGTAAGAATTCCTGAATACCTATTCCCAAGGGAATTTATAAATAAAACCATTATATTAAATCAGGAGTACTGTAAATAATGATATTAGATACTGTAAAAGAATGGTTAGAAGAAGAAGAAGATATTAGATCAACACTTTCTATTTTAGAAATGCATGGATGTGCATCAGGAATGGTAGCACCTATGATCTACTATACCGATACATTACCTTTTTATACTGACAACGTGGAGGAAATTAACAAGTTATTACAGGAGATTATGCAAGAATCAGGCACAACATCTATTAAAGACGTATTACCTAATTTTGATGATGATGATCCATTAGTTCAAGAGACACATAATACAAATCTATTAGCTTGGTTTGGTTTTGAAGTTGTTGCAGGTAATTACTATCATTCAGGTGATTACAAAGAATTAATTAATACAGGGGATAAAAATGGCTAGAGTACAGGGACAACCTAACAACAAAGTTGTTAAAGGTTTTAATGGTTTTAAAGATTATAGATACCACCCTACTAAGGGATACAGAAAGGAGAAAGATTTTAAAACAGAAGTAATTAATACACCTTTAGAAAATATGATTGTTCATGAAACTAGTGAACCAAAAAACTTATTTCAATATACTGTTGAAGCATTGAAAAATAGGAGATCTAAATTTAATGATTGAGTATAAATATACGGAGTTAGCTAAAGAGTTATTTACTAAAGGAATAGCTCTTCCAGAACCATACAGAGCCAATGCAAGTGATGCAGGTATGGATTTAAGATTATGTTCAGAAGAACCACTTAAAATCTTTCCCGGTCAATCTGTAAAGGCTCAGACAGGTATATGTATTAGCATGTTTAAAGCATTACGTAGTGATATCTTTGATCCATGTGCTTTACTATTACCAAGATCAAGTCAGGGGCTTAAGTTACAGAATACAATTGGTTTAATTGACCAAGACTATCAAGAAGGAGTATTCGTTAAATGGGAAAACACTTCAGAAGAGGTAATTGTAATCCAACCTAATGAAAGAATGGTTCAGATTATTATTATCCCTTGTTTAGTAGCTAATTGGAGTGAAGAAAAAGAATTTACCCAAAACACTTTTAGAGGTATGGGTGATGGATCAAGTGGTAAAGGTTAATGTATACCGCTTTACTTTTAATTTTAAAATAGGAATTTTATGCAAACAAGATCAGAAGTTGTTGTAAGAAGAACGTACGCAAGACCTGTAAATAAAGAAGAGACGGTATTTGAGTCTTGGAATGATATTTGTGAAAGAGTACGTACCCATCAATTATGGTTATGGGAAAGAGCTAAGAAGTCTAAACTTTCAGAATTGGAATTAGAAGAACTTCAAGCTTTTAAAAAGTTAATGGTAGATAAAAAAGTATCTACAAGTGGTAGAACACTCTGGTTAGGAGGTACTAATTTATCTAAGACAAGAGAAAGTAGTATGTTTAACTGCAGTGGGTTAGTAGTTGAAACAGTATATGATGTTGTAGATGTTTTATGGCTTCTTATGCAGGGATGTGGTGTAGGGTTTAAACCTAAAGTAGGAACCCTTAATGGCTTCAGACAGCCAATACCTAAAGTAACAGTAATACATACAAAACGAACAGGTAAAGGAGGTGCAGAAGATAACTCAGAAAGTTGGGATTCTGAAACAGGTATCTGGGTAATTAAAGTAGGTGATAGTGCTAAAGCTTGGGCTAAATCTATAGGTAAACTATTAGCAGGTAAACATCCTGCAAAAGAATTAATCTTTGATTTCTCTGAATTACGTCCTGCAGGTGAAAGACTTAAAGGATATGGTTGGATCAGCTCAGGAGATATTGCTATTGCAAAAGCCTATGAAGCTATTGCATGTATCATGAATAGACGAGCAGGAGAGCTTCTTACACGTATAGACATACTAGATATTATTAATTGGTTAGGTACTATATTATCGTCCCGTAGAAGCGCTCAGATTGCCTTATTTGAGTATGGACAACCTGAGTGGCAAGAATTTTCTACTGCTAAAAGTGAATTTTGGATTAACAACCCACAAAGAAGCCAATCTAATAATTCTTTGGTGTTTAATAAAAAACCATCTAAGAAGGAATTGGAAAATATCTTTCAGCTAATGGTAGATTCTTCTGGTAGTGAACCGGGTTTTATTAATGGTGAAGCAGCTACTGCTAGAGCACCTTGGTGGAACACTGTAAATCCATGTGCTGAAATACTCTTAGGTAATCGTAGTTTTTGTAATCTGGTAGAAATAGATGTTTCTAAATTCATTGGAAATACTACTGATTTACATGAGGCAATAAGATTAGCAGCTAGAGCCAATTACAGGCAAACCTTGGTTAACTTAAATGATGGTGTATTGCAAGAAGCATGGCACCTCAATAACGAGTTCTTACGTTTATGCGGTGTAGGGTTAACAGGTATTGCTCAACGACCTGATCTATCTGCATACGACTTAGATAGTATGAAAAGGGTAGCTACTACATCTGCATTTTCTATGGCAGATAGTTTAGGATTACAAAGACCTAAAAATATTACTACGGTAAAACCTAGTGGTGAAATATAAATGTTTATAGTATGTAATGTGTCCACTATTAATCTTATAAAGGGTAACTAGACATTATGTACAATTTTGATGAATTATTAGAAAATAGAGGTGGTGTTACTGCTTTACAGATGTTTATTGATAACGAGGGTTATGGATACAAAGAAGCTTTAGCATACATTGGGATAGTTACAACCAGTAAGGTAACAGGTAAGAAGTTATTTACCTACTGTAACCGTGAGCTTAAATTCCCCCATTCTAAAGCAGCTTCTAGGAAATGGATGCTACATTGGGAAAGGGATGGTAATGCCTACTGGTTTAATAACTACCTAACATCTACACTATTATCTAAACTTACTAATCCTATAATTAATAAGACATCTGCAGGACTTAAAAGAGGAAGAATTTCTATGTGGGGACACCCTAGAGCAAATTCAAACTCACATCAAGTATCTGCCCATGAAGTATTATGGGAAATGGGTAATGAATGTTATCTTCCAGCAGGTTATGAAGTATTCCCCTTAGATGGAGACTTCCTAAACCTTGTACTAAGTAACTTCCAAGTTAGAACATCTACAGAAAGAAAGTCACTATATGCAACAGGAGAACGAAACTTCTTCTATACAGGGACACAAAGGTATATTAATTATACACGGGGATGGAACAGAATAAGTAAGGGTAAACGCTTAACTAATCCTACATGTGAATACTGTAATAACCTCTCAGAACTTTCTGTAAACGTGCACCATATTATAAGTTATTGGTTATTTTCCGATAATGATGTAAGAGTACATTCTAATGAGAACTTAATAAGTTTATGTGACTCTTGTCATGGTAACGTTCATCAAAATAATATAAACATTTCGCCCTTACTCTCAGTAATGAGATGTAATGTACTCCTTGAATTGCTGGAAAGTCTCAAGAGCCAAGTTTCAGACTCTATGATGGAAATATACATAGAAGTAGAAAAACAACTTGGACTAACAGATAATCAGCAGCGAAGCTCCTAACTATGATTGCATATATGGAGAACGTTCAACGACTATTCCGAGAGGAAGTAGGACATAGTATGTCCGAAGTGGGGAGTACCCTTAGAATCTTTAAGGGTAATGATATAGTCTGTCCTGTGTGGAAACATGCAGAGGTATAGCGGAAACGGTTATACCGTAACATATGAGACGTTAAGTAAGGTATTTGGATGTCCTGAAGGAGTACATACTCCACTAGGTAAATACATTTTTAACAACATTAACTTTGGTAAAAATGATCCATTACTGCCTGCCTTAAGAGAAGCAAATTATACTGTTCGTATTAATCCTTTAGATCCTGAAGGTATCCTAGTAACCTTTCCTGTTTGCTGGGAACACGTACCTTTCACTAAGGTAAAGCAAGGAGATTCATATATTGAGGTTAATCAGGAAACTGCTATAGAACAACTCAATAGATATAAACTATATCAAATCCATTGGTGTCAACAGAATGTTTCAAACACTATCAGTTATGAAATTCCTGAAGTACCTGAAATTATTAACTGGTTATTAGAGAATTGGGATATTTATATTGGTGTTAGTTTTATATTTAAAGCTGATCCAACAAAAACTCCTGAGGATTTAGGATACCCATACTTACCACAAGAAGTAGTAACTAAAGAAAGATATACTAAATACGTAGAATCACTTAAAGAGTTTATTCTACCTAATACAGATATTATTGATTTAGAAATTTCAAGTGAAGAATGTAGTTCTGGAGTGTGTCCAGTTAAATAGTAAACCATCAACGCTTCGCGTTGTATTGTAGGTATAACTGGTAACGGTTATACCTTCTTTAACACAGCTGTGGAGGTATATATGATTATTGTAGGAAGTACTGCATTAGCATTCTTCGGGATAGCTCGAACAACCCCTAAGGATATTGACAACTGGTTAACAGCAGGTGAGCAATCAACAGGTAGAACAGACTGTCATATTATGCCTAAGAATATTATTGATATGATTCCTGTAATAGGAGCTTATGCAGTTCCAGATGCTATTTATACCATGAAGTGTAGTCACCTATCATGGGACGTGCATTGGCAAAAGACTAAGCTAGATATTTTATGGTTAGAGTCTCAAGGGTGTATTTTAATGCCCGATCTATATAAAGAATTAAAAGCACACTGGGTCAAGGAGAAAGGAGGTAAAGAGTATTTGTCATTAGATAAAACTAAAGCCGAGTTTTTCGATGATTACGTATCACATAAATACGATCACGACTATTTACATGAATTAGTATCCTACCCAAATAAACCAATCTATATACAGTGCCTTAAAGGTGAAGTACTTATAGATAAATCAAAATTTAACGGACTAAACTTCGCAGACAAAGTAAGAATGTTTAGGGAAGAAATAACAGTTATTGCTTGTGAAAGATTCCTTATAACAGGGCTAACAAAATCTTGGCATAATGCATATGCTATGGCTCTCAAGAAAGTAATAGTATCACTAACAAAAAACTGGGCTAATGATTTTATAATTTTAAATTTAAAACATTTCAATACACCAAACTATACTTATTTTAAGTATTTATTAAAGGAAATTAACATGTCAGAAGAAGTAAATTTAGAACCGTTTCAAGAATTATTAGATGGTTTAGGTATTCCGTATTCAGACCTAACTGAAGTAATTTATAAAATGGTAAGTGGATATTTCGATCCAACACTTTCAGGGATACCTTACCCAAAATTAAATGGTAGGGATTACCTAAATTCAGAATATAGAAAAGAAGTTGCTACCTGTATGAAAGCTCGTAAAGATTTCCTAGAAAATACTTTAAAGTATAAACACATTATACAAGAGGGTGGTGGTGAAGGTGGCAGTGAGAGCTGTTACGGTGTATTCTCATTTAGAGGAATATTGTATAAAGCTGAGTACCTATACTTTTCACATGAAGGGTGTAAATATTATGATATTGTGGATACATTACGTGTTGTAGAAGCCAAAGAAAAAACAATTACAGTTTATACATAAATACACTAAGCCTGAATAAGCTTATTAAAACTACCCTACTTTTAACTAATTAAAATACCAATATGAGATACTTTGCACAATTTTATGCTAAGGATAATTCAGGTAAATTAACTGAAATGCTTGGATCAGACGGTGTTATGCCTTTAGATGCAAGACTATGTACATATAACATGATTCAACGTGTACATAGAAATAAATTAGTTAAACATGGAGCAACACATTTTAAAATAATGAAAACAATGTGTGGTAGATATTCTGAAGCATTTTCAACTTCAGATTTAATACCTTTAAGAGATAACTATGGATAATACAGAATGAAACAATATAGCTTACCAGTATTAATTGCAGTAGAGGTTCATGGTTTCAGAGTTCCTATTTTATTTGAATCCTATACACCTTCAGTACCTGCTAAATTAGATGGTCCACCAGAAGACTGTTATGAAAAGGAAGACTCTATAGTAAAATTTTCAGCACAAACAGGTAATAATCTATTAGATTATTATATTGATAATGATGTGGAAATTCATACAGAAATACAAACAGAGTTAGAAACCAAATTTAGTAAAATATAATAAATTAGAAAATGGTATATCATCAGATACGAAAGAATCTTTTATGGAGTACAAAAATTTCACGCTAGCAGATATTGATTAAATGTAGCATATAGAAGTTTCCCGTAAGGGTTATTCAGCCCATAAGCAGGATTAGAGGGTTATTAATCTCCTGCAACCAAAGGTAAGCATAGTCAAGTGGTTTTCATAAACCCCTTACCTTCTCTAACTTTACTTAACTTATATATTCTGAATTGGGGGAATATAACAAGTAAGTAAATTTCGCTACTGATTTGGTTGACTGATAGGAAAGACTATCTCTTTTATAAAATATTTTAGGAGTATCCAAGTTACAAAACAATTTAATAAACAAGATATACTCTTGGAATATTTTATATAAACCAAGAATAATGTAGGAGAATTATGAAGCATGTAATATTTAAGGAAAACAAGAATAACAAATATAATGTAGCAATACTGGTTAAAGATTCTTCTTTTAACCCTCAAGAAATTAAGACCTATTATGTATCTCCTTTAACTCATTTAGATATAAATGAAGATGACTTAATAGGCTTCACATTACTTACAAATGATGTAGGTAAAACCCCTGCTAAAGAATCAAAAGAATATCTTAATTCTTTATTATCTGCTTTGAATTCATTAGGAACTACAACACTCTTATGTTGTAACCCTGCATATTTTAAATACCTAACCAAAGCTAAAAAAGTTACAAGTGCTCATGGATATATTCATGATGTTGCTATTAAAGATTTTGAGCATATGAAGGTTATACTATGTCCTGACTATAAATCTTTATTCCATGACGATACAAACCAAGTAAGAATTGATTTGGCTCTAAAGACATTAACAAACCATTTAAACAATACACACGTAGACTTAGGAGTGGGTGTAATACACTCTCAGAGCTATCCTAAGGCACTTAAAGACATTTCTGATACATTGGATAGCCTTCATGCTTATCCAGTCCTCACAGTCGATATAGAAGCATTCAGCTTACAACATTGGGATGCTGGTATTGGTTCAATTGAGTTTAGTTGGGATAGTCATAATGGTACATCATTCTTAGTGGATTATAAGCCCTTAGACCCTCCTGTGTGCCTTAAAGGTATCCCAGCATACTATGGAACCAAAACAGACAATAAACCTGTTAAACATCTTCTACGTAGGTTTTTTGATACCTATAAAGGTAAGCTTATAGCCCATAATGCTACATATGATTTCAAAGTATTAATATATGAACTTTATATGAATTCCCTATTAGATACAAAAGGAATGCTTAATGGTTTAGAAATGCTTACAAGAGATTTTGAAGATACAAAAGTTTTAACTTTCTTAGCTACAAATAGTACAGCAGGAAATGTATTAGGTCTTAAACCAAATGTACACGAGTACTTAGGTGATTACGGTATTGATGTTAAGAATATTAGATTACTTAAAAAAGATGATTTACTTAAATATGGTTTATTAGATGGTTTAGGTACTTATTGGTTATATGAAAAAATGTTACCAAAGGTTATTTCTGATAACCAGATGGAAATATATACTTACTTAATGAAACCAAGTTTAAAACTATTGATCCAAGTAGAGTTAACAGGAATGTGTATTGACATGGATCAGGTTGATATAGCAGATAGAGAACTAAATGCTATTAAGACTACCAACTTAAATATTATTAAATCTTCTAATATTATAAGTAGAGTTGAAAAAAGATTAACTAAAATAGCTTATGAAAAAGATTATCAGGATAGAAAAGGTAAAGCTAAATCACCTTTAAAAATTAAGTATAAAGATTGGGATACTTACCCAGAATCTATATTTAATCCGGGTAGTCCTAAACAACTGGGAGAATTATTATATGTAGAACTTGGTTTACCTGTTATAGATTTAACAGATACAAACTTACCTGCAACAGGATCACAAACAATTGATAAATTATTGGTTTATTCTAAAGCGAATAATAAACCAAAAGAATCTATAGAATTATTGGAATCATTAATTCAGTTTTCTAAAGTAGAAAAAATTATAGGTACATTTATTAAGTCATTCAGAGTTAATAGTGTGCTTAAAGAAGATGGTAAATGGTACTTACACGGATCATTTAATTTGAATGGTACCGTAAGTGGAAGAATGTCATCATCAAATCCTAATTTACAGCAACTGCCTTCATCATCTACTTATAGTAAGATTATTAAAAAGTGTTTTATATCACCAGATAATCAGTTATTTGTAGGAGCTGATAGTGCTAGTTTAGAAGATAGAATATCTGCTTTAACAACTAAAGATTCTAATAAACTAAAAGTTTACGTAGATGGGTACGATGGTCACTCACTACGTGCAAAAAGTTATTGGTCTGACAAGATGCCTGACATTAATAATTCTGTAAAAAGTATTAACTCTATTAAATCTAAATATCCTGAGTACAGACAATTATCTAAATTACCTACATTTGCATTAACTTATGGGGGATCATATAAAGCAGTTATGAATGCTGGTTTTACTATAACAGAAGCTAAAAGTATAGATGCTAAGTACCATGAACTTTATAAGGAATCAGATGAATGGGTACACAGTAAGTTAATAGAATGCTCTAAAAATGGGTATGCAGTAGTAGCTTTTGGTTTAAAAATTCGTACACCTATATTAGCTAAAACTCTCTTTGGAAGTAAATCAGTACCTAAAGAAGCTTCTGCTGAAGGACGTACTGTAGGTAATGCTTTAGGGCAATCCTACGGTCTATTAAATAATAGAGCTGCTGTAGAATTTATGAACCGTGTTTGGAATTCAAAATACAAATATGATATTAAACCAATAGCGTTAATACATGATGCAATATACTTAAATATTTTAAACACTATTGAATGTGTTTCATGGGTTAATAAAAACCTAGTTGAGTGTATGGAATGGCAAGACCTTAAGGAAATTGCACATGATAAAGTTAGGTTAGGAGCTGAATTAGATATATTTTATAACCATTGGTCACAACCAATAACATTAGAAAATAATAGTAATTTTAAAGAAATCAAAGATACATGTTTAAAAGGAATGCAAAAATACAATGAATGATTTAGTAGTTAGGCTAAGATCACTAACACACGTAGAGTTACAAGAATTTAAAAGCATAATGATAACTGCAGGAATAGTATATGAATCCAATGGATCACATATTAAATATATTTCAGATGCCTTAAAGGATTGCTCAACAGATTTAAAAGTTGTTTTACGGTGTGTTAAGAAATTAGATTTTACAGAGATAGATACTATTATTACCGATATTTTAAAGTGGAGAAGAAAATAATATGTCAGAAGTAAAGAATAAGAATTATGTTAAAAGAGATGGTTCAGATTTAATTGATAGATGGATCAGAGAGGAAGAACCATATGTAGTCAGAATCAAATTATTAGCCCACATGGAAGCATATCAATCAAGATATGGATCTAAAGATTCTATGGTAAGTGAAGCAAAGAAAATTGCAGTATTTGCAAATAGACTTCTTGAATTTGAAGAGTCACAAGTTAAAAATATTAAAACAACAGAAGGATAATAAATGACAATAACAGCAAAGATTATAGCTGACAGTATTAGCATTCAAGGAGATCGGATAACAACTTTAGAACTTGAGTATCCTCGGATGATACATTCTGAGTTTATGACACATCGCTGCTTAGCAGGAAATTCTATGCTTTGCTTTGATTTACCTAGTGTACAGGTAGGTAGGGGAAACTTTAGAAAGTACTCTATGAGTATTAAAGAGTTCTATACTAAATGGAAACATGGGGATTCTTTAGGTAGGACGATGCAGCATAGGTTAAACAAGATGCGATTACGTATGCTTAATGAAGACTCCAACGAGGTAACCCATACAACGGTAACAGATATTTGGGAAGTAGGGGAAAAGAAAACATTCACCTTAAGAGCAGGTGATTACTCTATTACAGCTACAGATGACCACTTGATACTTACGAGTATGGGTTGGAAAGAGTTAAAAGATATCACAACTTCGGATTTTATAATTACAGCGGGGTTTGGAGTACAAACATTATCTGACCCTTTAGCTCATAAAATAATAAATGGTAAATGGACTTCCACATGGAATAGGCAGCATATAGGTGAGGTAGTAGCAGCACAGGATAACTATTGTAAGGTATGCGGCTTAACAGATTTGCCATTAGAATTGCACCATATACTACCTGTACACACCCACCCAGAAGAGGCATTCAATATTAAAAATGTAGTAGCTGCTTGCTCTTCGTGCCATAAAAATCATTATCATAAAAAACAGGGATGGCAGGTAAGTCAAACTCTTTTAGGAAAACCTGTACGTGTTACAGCTAAAGAATTCCACAGTACCCAAATGGTTTATGACCTTTCTGTTTCTTCTGACTTTCATAATTTTGTAGCTAACGATATTGTTGTGCATAATTGCTTCTCACGCAATGCTGCAAGCAGTAGAGCCATACCTATTAAGAAGATGCTTCAATTGGTCAGTGACAACCCTGTAACACCCTCAGAATGGGGTAGTAACAAACCTGGTATGCAAGCTGGTGAAGAATTAACAGGTGAAGCATTAGATAATGTTAAATACATTTGGAACTATGCAGGATTAAGAGCACTGCATTCTGCTTCTGATTTAGATATGCAGGGGTTACATAAACAATTAGTTAATAGAATTGTAGAACCATTCTCACATATAAAAGTTATTGTAACTTCAACTGAGTTTAATAACTTCTTCTACTTACGAGATCATGAACATGCACAACCTGAAATAGCTGAATTAGCTAGAGCAATGAAGAAAGCAATGTCTGACTCAACACCTGAAGAATTACAAGTAGGGGATTGGCATACACCATATGTAGAACACTTTAGAGATGAAGTAGGTGCATTACTATACGGTCATGTAGGAACTGGACCATTCTTTTCTGAAGAAGATGCTCTTAAAATATCTGCTAGTTGCTGTGCTCAAGTTAGTTATAGAAACTTAAATGATAGCTTAGAGAAAGCTTTAGATTTATACAATAAGCTTGTAACAAGTGTTCCCGTACATGCATCAGCTTTTGAACACTGTGCAAAGGTTATGGAACATGTACATCAGGATAATTCTTCTCATAATTGGGAATTAGGAATTACACATTGTGATAGAGGGGATAGATTATGGTCTGGAAACTTTAAAGGGTATATCCAGTACAGGCAGTTAATTAAAGATAACGTGGTGATGTGATGATTTACAATGATTTAGTACATACTCCAAAACATGCATATTTTAATTATAATATTGCTAAAGATTACTTAATTAATAAAGCTACTGAAAAGGAGAAGGAGGAAATACTTTTAAAATACTTTTATGATAAATATGAAAGTGTAGCTTTATGTAATATGGTTGAGGAAATCAGTAAAGAGTTTCCAGAAAGGTTACCTGAAATACTAGAAATATTAGAGGAGTATACACTTGGCTAAAAATATTTTAACAAGTCCTCAAATAAAAGCATTGGATTTTATGTTTTCAACTTATTCAGAAGATGCTTGGGATAATTTGATGTGTGTTAAAGCCTTCTATGATGCTGAAACAGTTATTTGGGAACCCTTTGAAGATTACCCTGAAGAAACTATTGCAATACTTATACTGCAACTTATGATTATGTTTGAAAGAACAGAAAGAGATGCCCGTAATAAAGTAATACGTGATTTATGTAAATTTGTAAATGTTTCAGAAAGTGAACTTAAGAAAATTAAGGAGTACAGAATATTTCATGACTAAATTTACAAATAATACTAATGTACCTATTGCATTAGCACTGTGGTTAAGTACAGATTTATATGACCATGTGGATGATCCTATGCATATTTCAACTACAACATTAATGAAGTCAGTAAGACAAATTATTTTAAGTAGGAGAGTATCAGGAACATCTAAAGAAGCTTTAGAAGATATATCAAGTAAAGTTGCAAGTGCTATGGGTACTGCCTATCACACAAGTATTGAAAATGCTTGGTTAAACAACAGTAAAGAAGGTCTTAAGGATTTAGGATATCCAGAGGATGTAATTAGATCTATCAGGATTAACCCAACAGAAGAAGAGTTAAACCAATACAACAAAGATGGTTTAGAAATATTACCTATTTACTTAGAAGTAAGAACTGAAAAGAAAGTAGGTAATTGGACTGTATCAGGTTGTTTTGATATGTGTATGAATGGTCGTGTAATGGACTATAAAAGCACTGGTACGTATTCATATACGAGTAAGTGTAATGATAAAAAGTATATACTACAGGCAAGTATTTATAGATGGTTAAATCCAGATAAAATTACAAATGACTCGTTCTCTATTTTGTTTATCTTTACCAATTGGAATCCATTAGAAGCCAGAAAACCTGAGTATCCACAATCCAAATTATTAGAATATAAATTACCTTTAATAAGTTATTCAGATACAGAAGAATACGTAAACAATAAATTAAAAGATTTAGAAACTTTTCACAATATTGCAGAACCTGATTTACCTGAATGTTCTCAAGAAGATTTATGGGCTACAGGACCTACAGTATATAAATATTATAAAGATCCAAACAAAACATCTAGGAGTACAAAAAACTTTACTACCTTCTTTGAAGCCAATGAAAGATTCCTTAAGGATGGTTCTATTGGTTTAATAAATGAAGTAAAACCAAAGGCTAAAGCTTGTAATTACTGTTCAGCACAACTAATGTGTTCACAATATTCTAAATTACAATCTGCTGGTTTAATTTAAACTTGTTGCAATTTATAAATATTAAAGTAAACTTAAGCCCATAGATTGTATGTGGCAGTTTATACGATTACCACATATTCTCGTATAAGTTGCTATATCAATCTAAACCTGCACCTTTTACGAGACTGCAGGTTTTTTTATGCCTGAAATCTATCTGATTAAGGTTTTACGGGAAGTACATCAACGATTTACTTAATCAGTATCCCCATAAATGATCCAAGGGGCTCTGAGAGCATGTTGTTAGCTTTGCTAATGACCGTATACTCAGGAGACTACACAAGACAGTGTAGGAAAGATACGGATAAGTGACCTACCGGTTTAATACTTAGTCTATAAAGTATTACTTAAAGCTCTAAAGCATTATGTCTGAACAGTGCCAATATCCTTAATTGGGTATAGGCATTGTTGTGTCTTAAAGATAAAGCATTATATCCATATACTATTCAAAGTATATAAGCAGTAGATCAATATATTACCTATAAAGCCTTCGGCTTATATTCCCCTGTTAAACAATAAAGGAGACTAAATGAATCCATATTTATTGATGATACTTGGATCTATCGTACCTAAATTACCAGATGCTATTGAAGCATTATGGGATGAATACAAACCAGAATCATCAGATACTAAATCAAATAAAGATAGAGAGTATTATGATGCAATAAAAGAAAAGGAAGAATAATGATAAACGAGTACTTACTTTTTGTAATATCAATACTGTTATTAACAGTAGTAGTATTGGCTTTAAAAACTATAAATATTAAGAAATATACTAAACCCAGTATTAGCAACAAATATAGACCATATGATATGCACACCTTCACCAATAGAGATATTGCAGTAATTCTTGAAGGGTATGCTAGGTATAAGTTAAACAGGGGGACTAAAGCAGGTTTTACACAACTAGAATTAACATCTCTATTAAATTCAACACTTGGTTTAAATAAAAGTATTTCTGCTTATAGACGTATTTGGAGTATTAAACATAATGACAGCTAATGCACCTAAAGAAAAAGAAGGATATACAAGATGGTTGATCTAAGTACTACATCCCACTTTAAAGAATCAGAAGAGTTGGTTCAGATACTATGTAAGAGAACACAGAATGATTCACCACTATTCTTTAGGGTAATGATAGCTTATTACTTTGCTGAAGTAGCAAGTATGCAAAGAACATATTTAGATACCTTAGATAGGGGTCAAATACCTGTTAATGTCTATGCACTTAATTTAGCTAACTCAGGTACAGGTAAAACTTTCTCTTCTAATATTATAGAAGAAAATGTTATCCACTTATTCAAAGATAAGTTTACTGATTTTACTTTACCTATAATCTCAACTAAACATTTAGCTCACTTAGCAATTACAAGGTCTTCTGCTGCAGGAAGTGATCCAGATGAAGTATTAGAAGAGCTACAAAAGGAATATGATTCCAAAGGTAACTTTGCTTTTAATTTTAGTGAGGGTACATCACCAGCAACTAAACAATTACGTGAGAAATTTCAATTAGCAGGTGCAGGTAGTCTTAATTGGATCATAGATGAAATTGGTTCTAATATTGTTAGTAACAAAGAACTATTTGGAATGTACCTTGAGGTATACGATAAAGGGTTAACTAAAGGAAAACTTACTAAAGTAACTTCTGATAATAAAAGAGGTATAGGTCTTAGATCAGGTGTACCAAGTAACTTATTAATGTATGGAACTCCAAGCAGGTTGTTTAATGGTTCTGCTTCAGAAGATGAAATGTATTCCTTACTAGATGCAGGATATGCTAGAAGATGTTTGTTTGGTGTATCAACACATAAACCAAACAGTAAAGGAATGACTGCTGAAGAGGTGTTTAATGAGCTCGTAAACGATACCAGTAAAGCATCTTTAGATGGTTTAGCAAAACACTTAGAATCACTTGCAGATATATCTTATTTTAATCAAGCTATTTCAGTACCTAAAGAAACTGCTATAGAACTAATCCAATACAGAATGGATTGTGAAGAGTTAGCATCTCAATTACCTGAACATGAGGAAATGAGAAAAGCAGAAATATCTCATAGGTATTTTAAAACACTTAAGCTTGCAGGAGCATATGCTTTTGTAAGAGGTGATTTTACACTTACCCCAGACATACTACATAGCGCTATGAAGCTCGTAGAGGAGTCTGGTGAAGCGTTTAGTAAAATCCTTACAAGAGATAAGAACTACGTAAGATTGGCTAAGTACCTAGCTTCTCATGGCTCAGAATCAACACATGCTGATTTACTTGAAGACTTAGTATTTTATAAGGGTAGTGAAACCAATAGAAGAGATATGCTTACCTTAGCTACTGCATATGGGTATAAACACAATATATCTATTAAGCGTAGGTTTGAAGATGGTATAGAATTTATATCAGGTGATAGTTTAAAAGAAACTAACTTAGATGAAATCATAATAAGTTATTCAGATCATGAAGCTTATAGATATGTAGCTGAGAAAGTTAAGTTTAAGGAGTTACATAAACTAACACAAGCCAATGGTTATCATTGGGCAAACCATCAGTTCAAAGAAAACCATAGAAATGAGCTTAACGCTCTTACAGGTTTTAATCTTGTAGTACTTGATTTAGATGGTGAAGTATCTCTTAATACAGTCCACCTATTGTTAAAAGACTATACGTTTTTAACATACACAACTAAGAGACATTCAGAAGATACAAATAGGTTTAGATTAATATTACCTATGAACTATATTTTGAAATTAGATTCTAGCGAATTCAAAGAGTTTATTGGAAGTGTATATTCTTGGTTACCTTTCTCAGTTGATGAAGGAACAAACCAAAGATCACGTAAGTGGTTAAGTAATTCAGGTAAGTACTTTTATAATGAAGGAAAGCTTTTAGACGTATTACCTTTTATACCAAGAACAGCTAAAGCAGATGCATATACTAAACAGGTATTGGATCAGTTTTCTTTAGACAAGTTACAAAGATTCTTCCTTAACAATGCACAGCAATCAGGTAGGAATAACATTATTCTTAAATATGCATTATTGCTTGTGGATCAAGGATTAGAATTTGAAACCATTAGAGAAAACATTTTAGATTTTAATAATAAATTACCAGATAGCTTACAGGAGGACGAAATAAATAAAACAATTCTAGTTACTGTCATAAAGGCAATTGCCAATAGACAGAGTTAGAGTGTATTAACTTTCACCCATTTAATGAGGAAAATATGGCAGAAGTAAATGAAGAAAAACTAGATGAAAATTTAGTAATTAAAAAAGAAGAAGTTAAAGCAGTACCTGAACCAAGAACTTTCCCTGAGTCTAGTTCACCTACTATAGGAGGATTAGCATTTGCACTGGCTAAAGCTCAAGGTGCAATGTCTAATGGTTCAAAGGATAAACAGGGGTATGGATACAAATACATGGAACTTGGTAGTATCACAGATATTGCTAGAAAAGCTCTTTCAGATAATGAATTAGCTATTGTTCAGTCTCATGAGTTAGTAAAGGGTAGTGTACCTTCAGTAGTAACACATACAACATTACTACATTCCAGTGGTGAATGGTTTAAGAGTTCTATTGAATTACCTATTAAGGTAATGAATAACCTTAGTCCTGCACAGGTAATTGGAGTTAATTGTACGTATGGTAGACGTTACTCACTACAGTCTTTACTTTTAATTGCATCAGAAGAAGACACTGACGCATCATCAAAATAATTTAATAACAAAAGGAAAATAATATGGGAATCTTAGATTCTTTAGTAGTAGAAACACCATTAAAAGTTGAAGTAGATTCAACAGCTAAAGCAGGAAGTTTTCAAATTGATACAGGACTTCATAAACTAACAATTGATGTAGCTTATTTAGATACACAGTTTGGTAGTAATGTATTAGTAGTTACATTCAAAGATTGTCCTTTCTCAGAAACATTATATATTACAGATGTTAACGGGAATCACATGGTTAAACCAAGAAATGGTAAAGGTGATCCATACCCATGTAAAGGTTTTGCAATGGCAAATACTCTTTGTTTATTAGCAGCAGGTGTTCCATTTGCACCAGATAAATTAACTGTTGAAAATAAGTTTGTAGATGTTTATGACTTTACTTTAAAAGCTAGAGCACCAACAAGTAAAGAAGTTATTATGGATCTATCCGGTAAAGATATTTGGGTAGGTGTACATCATATTATCAAAAATAAAAGTAAGAACATTGATGGTAAGTGGGTTCTACAACCTGAAGAGAAAAACTACAATGTTGTAGATAAATTCTTCCAAGCAGAAAGTGGATTAACTGTAGCAGAAATTACTGCAGGTACTCCTGCTACATTCATTAATACTTGGGTTGAGAAATATGGTACTGAAACTATCAATACCTTTAAGAAGATTGAACCTACTGTAGCTACTGAAGGTGGTACTACGTCTCCTAGTCCTTTCGGTTAAGCAAACATTCCTCTTTAACGCTTAAACCCGTTAGAGAGGCTCTAAGAGGCCTTAAATAGGCATATTAATATAAAGGAAACATAATGATTAAGAAAGATAAAACAGTAGAGCTTAATGTAGTTAGCTTAATGTTATTAACTCAAGAATTAACAAGACTTGCAGGTATATTATCCTGTTATGAAGATTTAGATGGATCTGTAGATGTTTTAAATTCATCAATATACTTTTTAAACAATAACTTAATCCAACAAGACGAATAACTAAAATGGTTTATATAATTAATAGTCCTTTAAAATTACCAGTAGGTAAAAGAGATTGGGCTATTAATTTAAACATCTATAGAAATACTCATTTTAGAAAGTTAAATACAACTAAACAAGTATATAAAAAACTACTCAAAGAACAAATACAGAAGTTACCTCCATTTAATAAAATAAGCATAACCTATATTCTTTATCCAAAGACTAAAAGGTTATGTGATGTAGCTAATGTTTGCTCTATTACAGATAAATACTTTTCAGATGCTTTAGTAGAATTTAAGAAGTTACCAGATGACAATTATATTTATATGCCTGAAGTAACTTATAGATTCGGAGAAGTAGATAAACATAATCCAAGAGTAGAAATATTAATTAAGGAAATAATATGATTACAAGTACGATAAAAATTGATGAAGAATCCATTCAAGAAGCTATATTAGAGTTTGTTAAATCAAAAGGATATATCTTAGATGGTACAGTTACTATTTCAGTGGTAGCTGGTAGAGGTTCTACTGGAACACATGCTATTTTAACTATTGAACCAGCAGTACATGTATCTGCTGAAGACACTATTGCTGTAGCAATTGATAAAAGCAAAGAAGAAGTAATTGATACTTCTCTAGTAGATGAAGATTTAGTAGATGAAGAAGGATTGGAAGTTGATTCACCTGTTACTGGAAGTGAATCATTATTCGGTCAATAAGTGTTTGAGTTTATAAAAATATTTATATTAGTAAGTTGTTTAGCATTAGTATTACTAGCAATGATACTTACACTATTACCTATCTTACTTTTTGTAGTACCTATAACAGTAATAAGTTATATAACATTTATATTTTATAAATCCAAAGAGGATTAAAAATAGGGAACCAGTAGAAAACTATTGGTTCCCTTAATTTTAGTTATAGTCAGGTGTGAAATTATTTGCAAATTCTACTAAATGAAATCCTGAAGCATCTGCAGCTAAACCAAAAGGATTATACATTCTAGCTGTAGGACTTAAACCAGTATCAGATATTGTAGAAATATCCATATCTGTAATACCCTCAATAGCAAATAGTCCTCCTAACCTTAATGGTGCTCTAATAAAGTTTCTTAATATAATCTTCTGTGTTCTTAAGAAGAATTTAGTGAAAGCCATTAAACCCATGTCATTAGCATACTGTAATAGTGGTGCTGTAGCAGTATCATAATTTACAAACGTTTCACGTATATATCTTAATGACTCTCTATTAGTCATTTCTCCTTTTTTCATATTATGCTTATGTAATGCATATCTTGCTACAAAATCAGAATACTGGGTCATATCTTTTAACAGTTCATAAATCTTAGTTTCATGTGTCATAAAGACTTGATTACTTACTTTCTTAACCGTATTAAGAACATCAGGATTTATAGATTCTTCATAAGGACTTAATAAAGCTTCTAAAGAACTTCTATAAGTAAACTGTTTTTCACTTAAATCTATATCCTCCATAATAGTTTGGAACTGACCGTCTTCTATTAACTCATGAACTGGGTTAGCAATAAGATTGGCTTCAAGTTCTTTAATCCTACTATTAACTTTAGTATCCTTCTTTGTTGGATCAACAGTATCTGAATTAATCTGTAATTTTATTAACTCATTATCCTGTTGCAAATACTCAATAAGGGAATCATAACCTTCTACTTGGTATCTTGCTATTTCACTTGGGTTAAGACCTTCAATAGCTAACTGTGATGTATTTGATAATACGTTATCAACAAATACTGTACCTGTTTTAATAACAATAGCATCTTTAACATTCTTCATTACCTCCTGCCAAATATTCTCTACCTTCCTAAGCCAAGGTTTATTTATTTTTTCTATCTGTGTAATAGATAGTTTTCTAAAACCAAAAATATCTAACACCATATTCTTTCTGATATACATTCCATCAGTACCCCAAACCTTTTTAATTTCATCCCTCATTGCTTGTGGCATCATCATATATAATTCAACATATTCTGGATCAGTAGAATTAATACCTATCTCAACAAACAATGATTTAGATCCAAATAATTGAGCTTTAATACCTTCATCCCTTTCATCATAATCCTGTTTTGCTGTTGAAACTACTTTAGCATTTATCACATCAGTATTTGATTTATCACTTATAGATCCTGACATTGAACCAAGTACATTCTCAAAAGAGTTATCCTTTTCTAATAGACCATCTTTAAAGCTCTCAGATGCTCTGTAACGGTAGTTAACAATATCTCCTTCGTTGTTGTAGGTAGGAATAGCTATCGTTGCGTCAGCGTCAATTTTGACCCCTCCTGTAAGCTGTTTAAGCATCTCTTTCCTATTATCTTCAAACATCCTTTGACCATCCTTTAACCCCTCATTATATGAATCAACAGAATCTCCCTGTGCTCTTACCTTAATTAAGTTTGCACCTTTAGCAGATTTATTTGTAAAAGATACAATCATCTTCATCCAAGTATTTGCACCAGAATCTCTTGAGGTATACATAAACAATTGTTGTTTATTTGGATCAGTCTTATCTTTTTCTAAAGGTACACTACTTCTAACATACCCATCTTTAGCTAATTCAGATTCCATTTCTAAAGTACCCACAACAAAAGATATATTAGGGTTTGTTAATTCAGAAGAATACCCTTTAATCATTAAAGCTTTCTGACCATCAAAGTTTTCTTCAAGAGCTTTACTTACTACATGTTTATGATGGTACATTGTAAATACAGTACCATCTATTTCCGAATCCAATAGAGAAGCAAAAATAGTCTTATGTTTTTGATCTGTATAATTGATAGCGTATAAAGTAGCAAGCGTATCAATTAACCCTTCTGCTTCAAGTACTTCTTCTTCTGATAGCTTAGAATCATATATATCCTTAAGTGAGTGCATATTAGCAATACGGTAAGCATTCTCCATAGCGTTATATACACCTGGTTCACCTGTAGCCATTAAGCGTCCTAAACCTTCAGAATGAAGATTAAAGTAGTTAGAAACTTTACTGTTATATTTATCAGATATTTCCTTGGTTTTAGTTTTAATTTCAGAAGCCAATAAACCACTATCAGTAGAATATAATTCCTGTAGTTCTGAAACAGAATACTTATCCATTATTGAATGTAAATCTGTCTTAACTAAAGACTTACTTATGGCTACTTTCTGAGTATGATCTAAATCTGTTTTAAATTTACTTAATAACACTGCTCCTGTTGCGGTACTAATTTTAGCTCTTAATTGGTCAATGTCTTTATTGGATTGAGCCAATAGATCATTCCACTTAGCTGTATCAACAGTTTCACCTACTAATTCATGGATCAATCTTGATACCATTGCTTTCTCTGTAATACCTGCTTTATATGCTGCCTGTTCAAATGCTTCTAACCAAGGAACAACTTCGTCTTGCCACATAACAAGACTTATTGCTAATATTGAATCACTTAAATTCTTAAGTGTTTGCATAGGTCTGTTGTTAAAAGCTGTATTACCTAACTTATCTGAATACTCAATAATTGAGCTTAATACATAATCCTTAAGAGCTTCTGTTAATACCACTTCAGTAGATTCAAACTTAGTATTTCCCCTGAATAATGTTTCTGCTTTCCTACTGTTTGCTCCTGCTAATTGTTCTGCTAAATTTAATAACTCTTTATCAGCAGTTAAGTCTTTTAAACCAGATACTCTTTTAAATAGGGAATTTATAAATTTACTAACAATCTCTGAAAACCTTCCCCAAATAGTTAATGGTAATTCTTTATTGGATTCTCTATCCATATTCTTAAGGAAATTAACCATAACCTCATTTGTAGATCCAATAGATATAAACTCATGTAAACCATTACCATTTAAGTTATTAAACATATGGTCATAACGTAATTCAGCAGCAGCTATTTGAGAGTCAGAAGCTATAGATACTGGAACAGTAAGTAAATCAGTAGGAGTCATCTTACTTCTTACTTCTTCATATAATTTCTGTATCTGTCTTCTTTCCCTTCTATTAGCAGGATCATCAAGAGAAACGTTTAAAACAGCGTGTAATAACTCATGTACATAAACTGATTGAGCTGAATCTTGTGTACCGTCAGTGAGCGTAGAAGATCCTCTATTAAGTAATATAGTGTTATCTGTATATAGTCCTCTTGTTTCTGTACCTTCTTCCCTATATTTATACTGTAAAGGTATTAATGGGTTAACGGCTTTGTTCACAATACTTGAAATAATATTCTTTAACTGTTCCTTATGGGTATTAGAATCTTGTACACTATTTAATCCACCACTTGTTTCAAGATCAGAAAATATTCTATAGGTATCTTCTGCAGAAATAATTTCTGAAATGGATTCATTAAATGTATCTTCTTTAAAGGTATTAGGTAAAGAACCAAACACCTGTTCAGGTGCATTCTGTAATGTGGATTCTATAACATTAAAAATATTAGTATCCCTGTCATAAACCAATACAGAATCTATATTTTCTTCTGTATCAGGTGTATATGTTTTTCTAGTATTCTTAGCCATACCCATAACAGTAGACTGTTTAAACTCAGTCCCTAACTGTTTATTCATTAACTCAGTAAACTGTTTATGAGTAAGTTTCTTGTCCATTAAGACTTGCATATCATTGTATGCTTCTTGAATGTATAACCCTCTATGTGCTAAAGGTGTGGTTGGTTTAATCCCTTTTATATTGGCTTCAACCATAGACTTACCTAACTCTTCTCCTGCTTCTACTGAAGTAGGTATAGTTTCCTTGTTTGGCTTATATTGTCCTTTATTTGTACCTCCCATATTGTATTGGATAACTGTTTTAATCTTACCCATCCACTCTTTCTTTTTATCTGTATCTTCTTTAGTTACTACTTTAAAGTCATCAAAGTATTCGTTAAAAGAATTATACTTTTTCTCTACCTGAGTTTTACCCTCTTCATCCTCATAGATATTAACAATACCTTCTCCGTAGTCATACTTAGTACTGTATTCAACTAACTGTAATGTCTTATCTAAAGCATCCAATTCTTTAGGGGTAAGATTACCTTTTACCCTTGTAAGTGTTTTAAGTACTTCTTCCCTAATACTATAGTCAGAGACAATATTAAAGAAACCATCATTAAACTTAACAGTACCAGAATCCACGTCAAACAGATTAAAACCAACAGCATCATGAACATTTAAACCGACATACTCTGAAAGTACATTCATCATCATTGCACTATCTAAACCATGAATACCCCCAATAGTAGTAGTAAGTCCCGGTTTCTCTAAAGTCATTTCATTGCCATAGGCAACACTTGAATGTTTACCATTCAATGAAGCTTTACTCTTTACCTGTTGTCTATGAGTATCCTTAAAAGCTGAACTACTGGTAGTATCCATAGGTAACATATTGGTAGTAGTATCACCCACATCTGAATTGTAATTTGCAAAGGATGGAAGCATATCTGACATACCAATTAAAATAGCTTCTTTAGCTTTATTAGATATTGGATGACCAGCTTCAGTTTCTTGTTTTTCTACTTCTGCTTTATATCTACTCTCAGTTACTTGGAATACTAAATTTAGTGCTGTATTAACTTCATCTCTTTTAGCAAAGAATACTTCAAACTTACTTTCAATAGTATCCCTTAAAGCTTTACCAATAGTGTTTTCCATACTTGAAAGGAATACGTCTTTATCTTTCTGTGAAATATCAAAAGATAAAGCAGTATCTAAATCAATAGAATAATTTCCTCCTACAATTAAGTTAAGGTTACTTGCTATAGAATCTAAATCACTTTGGCTTTCATTAGCAACTGCATCCTCAATTTGAGAATACACGTTATCTAACATACTGCTTGAGAAGTTCTTTATAATCCTATCAAGTGATCCACCATAAGAAGCAATCATTAAAGGAAATTTAACAAGTGTTCTTGCTATAGAAGAAATTTCTCCATCTTTCTCTAACTGACCTATAAAAGAATCCAATGCATTTGATTTAATATATCTATTGGTTCCATCATCTTTATAAGAGTTCTTTATTTCAGCATAATTAGCTAACATTACTTTAGCTGTTTGCTTGTAATTATCTTGACCACCTGTAGTAAGGAAATCTGCATAACCATTAGGCATATCTGTTTCATATAGTCCAGAAGCCTTCATAAGGTCTTCTACACCCTCCCAATTCTCTGCAGCAGCTAATTGTATAAGTCCTATTGTAACTCCATTGGTAATACCATCTACCTCGTTAAATAGAGATGTATTAAATGGTTTATCAGGTGTGTAATTAGCATAAGCGACAAGAGCATCGAAAGCATATTCAGACTCTTCATTAATACTTTCTATTGCTTGTGTAATACCATCTGAAGCTTTATTTCTAATACTATCTGAAGCCATAAGAATATCTTGATTAACTGTAGATAAGCCTTTAGCAATATCATCAAAATCCTTATGTATATCTGAATCAGAACTGTTTTCAGGTTTACCACCAAAACCAGTAAGAACAGAAGCTTTAAATCTAAGTAGTGCATCCTTATGTGCTTGTGAAGCAGAATCTCTTGGATCAATAGTAGTATTAACTGCATTACCTAAACCTGTTAAATGTCTTACAAGTTTATTGGCTTGAGAGTTAATCATATTACCTGAAGTACCATTTCTGAAATTCTTCCAAATTTCTTGTTCATAGAAGAAAGGTGTATTAAATAAATCACCATTTTTAGCTTCTACTTGAGAAGCAAATTCTTCTATAGCTCTTATAGTCCTATCAATAGTATTATTTTTACTTATTACTGCTGCTTTGTTTAATTCATGTAAACCATCTGTATTAAAGTTATACCCGCCAATTACTCTCTTTTCATCTGTATTAAGAGTAAGGTAAGCTTCATATTGATCCTTCTTAAAATAATTTTCTTCTTCTTGTTTCTTATCTAAATATTCTCTAATGTTAGTAGGAATATTTTGAATAGATTTAACAACTTTAGTTGCTACAGTTTTAGGTACTTCTAATAATGGGTAAACTTCTTTAGATGTTGAACCAAAAGAATCAGTAAGTGTTTGAACTACGAATGGATCTTTAGGTGATTCAGGATCTCTCTTCCAACTTTGTATTTGATCGGAAATATTAGTATCAACTTCAAAATCACCATTCTCTACTGAACCAATAGATACAGGAGCTACAAAGTTAGCTACAGTACCTTCAAAATCAAGACTTCCTTTTTCACCTTTTAGGCTATCAAAATCCTCTTTAGATATAACAGTATCTTTAAAATAACCCATAAAGTTAAGGGTATGATACATATGTGTTCCTATCGCAGTTATCATCTTCTCTTCTATAGTAGCATCAACTTCTTTAGATTTAAGATTAAGAGCTTTAAAAGCAGATTGCCCTATTGAATGAATTAACTGTGTTCTTGGAATACCTGAAGTACCTAAAACACTAAAGGCATTTGCAGGTAATTTAGATCCTTGTGCTTGACCTAAAATACTATTAATAGCATCATCATTATTTATTAATAACTTTTCATATCCTGTAGCTAACCACATCATTGCTTCTGTAGAAAGTGTAGATAAAAAGTTATCATCAAAATTACCTTCCTCAGTCATGAAATACTGCATTAAATCTTCTGAAAGATAACCTTCTATAAATGTTTCAGAATCTTTAAATTTATCCGTATATTTATCTGAAACAGGTACAGTGTTATACGGTTGGAATGCTTTATCTTTAAATACTTTAGAAAATTTACTATCAAACTTTTCTATTTTCTTTAATACATTTTCTTCATCTTTAGCTATATTATTTTCTAATACATAAGAATTTAAACCATTAAAGAAATTAGGTGTTGTTTGTAGTAAAGAACTATTGTCTACTATCTTCTTAGGTGTAAACCATTCAGATACTTTATTATCTTGTATCTTACCAGTAAGAAATTGCTTATTTACAAGTACCTCAACATACTGCTTATACCCAATATCAAATCCAGTAGCGTATACAGCATTCTCTTCTGTAGCTTCTATAGATCCATCTACTGTATTAAGTAACCCATCTTGAATACCCTTATAAAATAACTTAGCTTTATTAGTTAACTCTTCCTGTAACATTTGTTGGTCTGATTCACCAAACTCTTTCTGATTATCTTTTACTTCTTTAACCCATAAATCTTCTTCTGCTGAAATAGCTTTCTTAATATTTTTATTGGCTTTATCTGATAAAGCAAAGTCAATATTATTATCTGTCATAACCTCTCTTAATATTTTCCGAGTAGTCTTAACTTTTACTTCTTCAGTTACTTCAGTTGGTTTAGCTTTAACTTCTTTAGCTTTAACTTCTTTAACTATTTCAGTTGGTTTAACTTCTTGGTTTATTGGTTTAGCTTTTATTGGTTTAGTTACTTCTTCAATACTATAAGAACTTGGTACTTCTTCTTTACTGAACTTCTGTTGTGCAATATAACTAGATTCTTTAAGACCTTTCTCAATAGCATTAACTTCCTTAGCTACAAAACCTCTTACTGCTTCAATAGACTTCCATTTAGTAGAACTTGGGTAATTCTTTAATAATACTGCTTTAGCTTGTTTATCTGTTGGATCTTTAATAACTGCATCTAATATTTTAAGTTTACTTGCATGAAGATCGTTAAACCTTTGTAAATCACTTAATACATTTTCTGCTACTGTAGAAGACCCTAAACGTGTAGCATCATCAATATCCTTTTGGTACTCATTTAATCCTTTTAGTTTTACACCTTTAGTATTAAATCCTCCTCCTTTTAAGACTTCTTTGGATACTCCTGAAGCTGATTTTGCTTGCTGTGTTTCAACATAGTTTAATAACTTTGTTTTAGATACTGCATCAATATTAGGGTTATTGGTTATTTTCTCAATACTCTCTAAATCTTCTTTACTTGCTTCTTGGGGTAATGATCCAAATATCTTCTTTAAACCGACCTGAAGGGTATCTGACGATGCGTTAGAAGTAGAATCTATTAACTCTTTAAAGCTTTCCTTACTCAAGCCTATACCTACCTGTTCTTGAGCATTCTCTGAATTAAGTACTATTTGATATGCTTCATTAAGCTGTGTTTCTAATGCATCAACATTTTCTTTTTCTTTTGTAAGTCCTTTAGCTATTGCTTTAGCATCTGCATCTTCTTCTGCAGTAAGTGTTTCTTTTTTATTATAGGTTTCTAACTTATTAATGTTATCCACGAAAGAAGTATTAGCTACATTAAATTCAGAATCCAATTGACCTATTAATTCTTCAAACTGGTCACTTCTTTCTTGTACCTGTTCAGGTGTTGCTTCTTTAGGTAATGTATTATGTTTATTAGCCATAACCACAATCTTTTCATGAGGTGTTTCAACATCTTCTACATTCTCTGTATTAGCTGCTTTAGCCAATGCTTTCTCTTTAGATAATGATTTAGCTATTCCAGTAGCTTTAGTATTTGCTACTTTAGTTGCTTTACGTATTACCTTTGCTGCTTTAATAGCTGAATCATTTGCTGTCTTAAGTATTCCTTTTTCTTTACCTGTAACTTCTTTTACAGCAGTTGTAAATTCATTTTGCCCTGTTTCAAATCCTTTAGTAAGTTTATCTACAACAATATTGTTATCTGCTATCTGTTTTGCATATACCTGTTCTCTTTCTATTAACCCTTTACCTTTATCACTTGTTAATTCTTCAGGTGTTAGTTCTTTTAATTGGTTTGAAATATCTACATGTGCTTCAACCAATGGAATATTCTTATCTTTTACTTTATTAATATAATCCAATTGAGTTGCTTCATTAGCATCAGAAGTAGGAATATCAATATCTGCTATTGATGGGTTTAATAGGGCTCTATCTTCTGCTTTAGTAGCAACATCTTTTACAACATTTGAACCAGCTTTAATAACTTTAGGAACTGCTTTAGCTGTTGCTACTGCTCCTTTAGCTACTCCTTTAGCTACTGGTACTGTTACTGCTGCTACTGGCATTGCTCCTGCTGATAATGCACCTAATACTGCTCCTTCAACTGCTTGTTCTGTTATACCTTCTCCTAAAGCTTTATCTTTATTTGTTGTTAGTTTCTCTGCAACATTCTGAACCAATCCTCCTGTAATACCTTGTAAGGCTTCTTCTATACCTTCACTCTTCATAGGTTGGATTACAGCTTTGTTAATGGCTTGTGTTAGTGTCTTAGCTGCTTCTCTATTACCATAGTTACCAATAGTATCACCAGCACCTGTAAGCTTACTTGCTCCACCTGCTAATAATCCTGTTGCTAATAAAGCTATTGCACCTGTTTCTCCTGCAAGTTTTCTTCTTGCATCTTCTGGAGACATTTCTTTTTCAAGTGATTTAAATCTATCATTGTTTTCTCTTAACTCTTTAAAAGAAGCTGATAATACATTATTCTTAGCATCTACTTGAGCACTTCCACCTTCAGTAGCTGCAGTATATAAGACAGCTCCTTTAGCTCTTGCAGCAGCTTCAGCTTTCTTAATAGCAGCTTTACTTGCTCCTTTCTTTGCTTGTGCTTTAGCTACTCCTTTTGCTAATGCATTTGCTGCTCCTCTTGCACCTAATAAGTGTGGTGCAGAACTAACAAGGGAGTCTTGTAAGGCTAAAGGATTGTCCCACAAGCCCTCTAAGACGTTACCGGCGGTTCTAAGTTCTTCATTAGCACCAACCATAAAGGAAGGTAACCCTTTCGCCTCGTCAGCAGCCTTACGTTGGCTCTCAAGGCTATTCCAATCCTGTGCTGCTTTAGCTTTATTAGCTATTGCTGCTTGTGTTTGATCTGACTGTAAACCAGTAATAAATTCTGTTGTTCTGTTAAAGTCTGGTTTTAAACCAATAGAATCTAAACCTTTATCAATGTTTCCAAGTGATACTGCATCTGTTAAACCGTATAAAGACTGTCCTGCTTGTACACCAAACTTACCTAATGATCCTGCAATATCCTGAACCACTTCACCTACATTTCTATCAGGTAAAGTATTCTGTTTAAGATTTGCTGCATCTCTTAATCTTTGACCTGCATTAGCTGAAGAATAGTAATCAAAAGTATTTCTATCTGTTATTGGTTTACTTGGTTTAAAGTTAGGAACTGATCCTAAACTAATATCTCTTGAAGGTTGTGTGTAATTTAGTTCTTCTGCTTTATCTGTAGATGCTTTAGCAACATCTACTTTTTTATTTGTTTGAGTGGTAGACATATTAAATCCTTTATAAGTGGTATATAAAAGTATACCCCAACTACCAAAGATAGAAGGGGTATTAAGTAAAGATTACTAAGTACCTTAAACTTATCTTACATTAAACCTATTTGGAACACTGTTATTTCCAAATGTCTGTTGTAGACTTCCAATCATATCTTCATTACCTTGACTACTATATGGTTTAGCCTGTTGTTGGTTATTACCTCTTCCAAAAGAACCTGTCTGACTTAAATCAAATAACCCTGTATTAGGATTCTTATAAGCCTGTTGTAAAGTTGATAATGCCTGTTCTACTGGTATATTCTTAGCCTGTGATAAGTTAGCTAATTCATCTACAAAGGATGAAAATAATTGTGAATCAGGTTCTTCTTTATCACCTGAAGCAATACTAAAGATAGTATCTAAAACATCTGTAGAAGCTCCTGAATCTTTTAATCTTGCTTTCATATTTGCATATGAACCTCTTGCAACTTCTTGGTCATCTTGACCACCTAGAAAATTCTTAATAGCACCCATAGTATTATTTGGATCAAAGAAATCTGGTTTAATCTGAGAATTTACAAATGCTGCATCATCTGCTGCTGTACGTTTATCATGTGTTCCTGCTCCTGATCCATATCCCGGAGATTGTGATTTACCATAATTTCCTAAACCAAGAAGACCTTGACCATATTCAGGTGTTGTATATCCTGCAGCTACATCACTAGCAATAGCTTTATCGTACATTGCTCTATCTAATACACCTGTTTCAGGGTTAATAGAATTAGCATAAGCTCTACCTGCTCTTGCTTGTTTATCTTCATTAGTAAACTCTCCTGTACCTAATTGAGAATTACCATAATCCAATGCCCACTTATTCATGGCAGCTTCTTCTTCATCTAACATTCTCTGTCTTTGAAGTTCTTGGTTCATCTCCGCTTGTTGTCTTTGGTATTCTTGGTTTAAAGTTAATTCAGCCATAGGTAATTCCCGTTTAAAAAATAGTTTTAATTGGTTCAACTAAAGAAGTTAAACCTGCCATATCAGATACATCAGTCATTATATCGGAAGTATTGTTTACTTGTGGAGAAGCTATATTCATAGCAAAGTTTACACCTGATAACCCATAAAATATTCTTTCCCCCTGTTTACTGAAAACAGTAGAAGCTTGGGGTAGTCTAGGTAATGCACTTTCCCAAGTAATCTTAGTATCTTCAGAATCTACTATACTTTGATATCCCATTGTTCTACTAATCAACGGATTACTATTTAGCATACCTAAATTAAGTAGTTCTTTATAAACCAAGGGAATATTAAGAGAATTATTTTCTGAATAGGGATCTTGTGATGTAACAATTCTATGAGATATTTCAGTTGAGATATATTGAAACTCTAAACCAAATATCTTTAATTCAGTTATTTCGTTTTTACTTGAAGGGTACTTAAGAATTATTACACCTGTATCATCTATAAGTGAGTCATCCCCTTTAGTAGTAGCAGTAATATCAGAGCTAGCCAACTTACCTGAATAGGATGTAGTAGTAATACCACTAAGAAGCATAACAATACTGGAATCCCTTTCTTTAAATTCTAGCCTATACCTATTTTGTGTTGTAGAGGAATTACCCCTATAACTAAGACCGTACGCATTATGTATATTTAAAAACAATGAAACAAGATACTCATTTACTGAAATAGTTCCACTTAAGATGTTTGTAGATAAACTTAATGCTATAGCATTTGCACTGCCTAAATTAAACCCTGAAGCATCCTTTAAACGGTGTAAAGCATATGTGTGTTGTTCTAGTCCAAAGTAATTGGCTTTTAGTATAGCTGACATAGCAACAGCATCTGCTTTATACATTGTAAAACCATTCTTATCCTTTAAAGGAATACTTTGTAAACACGAACCACCTATGTTTGTTTTGGCTCTATTAAACGTGGTAACTGATGTACCATTAATATCACCTGCAAAAACATATTCTGTATTATCACTATCACCTGTAATCTTATAGGTAATAATAAAACCAGTGTAATTCAAATAAGGTGAAGAAGTATTTCCATTTGCCTTACGTATTGCAACACTTGATTTACTAACAAAACACCCTAATAATTTATCAGATACTTGAGCTACTTTTCCTGGAGCTTGATACCCTCCATAATTATAAGTACCTCCTGATCCATTAAAGTCTTTTCTTTTTGTTATATTACCTGAAGTAAATTCTATACATTCTTTCTCTTTGAAAGAAGAAGCATACATTATATGTGCTGGTATAGATTCTGAAAAACTTATAGATATTAAAGTTATTCTTAAACCATCTCTGATTCTCTCTATTTCATCGTGTACTGTATATTGTTCTTCACTGTCTTCTGCTCTTGCTAATTCAGCTTCCAAAGCAGTAACGATATCTTGTGCAGCACGGTAAGCAGCTAATGCAGCATTATATGCATCATATGAGGGATCTAAGACATTATATCTGTAATAATAGATTTGACCGTTAAGAATTACTACGTTTTTTTCTGCATCTTTAGCATTTGCTTTTGAACTGTACATTCTGTTTAAATATACAGCTACATTGTGCATATCCCTTACAAAATTTGAGTACTGTTTAAATTTATAATTTCCTACACTCTGGTTTGCAAGATACCAATGCTGTTCTAATTTTTTAAATCCAGATATTGAAACATCAAAATTTGGTGAATCGTATGCTTGTACTAAGTAAGTACTATGCGCTAGTATACCGTTGTTTATGCGTATCTGATCTGACTCAGAAATACCCCAACGTAAATTAGCATAATCTGCTATTAAGAAATATTCAAATAGTTCAATGTAGTTTGTACCTAGCGTAGGTACAACCATCTTAACGCCTAAACCAGTTGTACTATGTTCATTATGATATTTAACGTTAAACTCTAAAACATAAAAGTAAGACCGAGCCTGATTTTCATAAGATCCTGCTTGTGCTGCATGAGCATTAGTAGCAATTTTATAGTTTTCCAATTCCTGCTTTAAACTATTAAAGTAATTCTTATTAGCTTCCCACTGAGCATATGTAGAATTCTTTAAATCCTTCTTATCTTCTTCATCTTCTCTAGCCCAATATAAATCATTTTCTATGTCTTCTATATCCCTATGAGGACCTCCTGTATCTACCTCAAGAACATCTTCCATTGCATCCGTATAAACTTTCCTGGCATTTTCTAATAGGAATTTTAATGCTGTTGTACTGTTAAATGTAAAATCTGTATAGGATATAAAAGTAGAAGTATCTACTGTAGCTTCACCAACATAACTGTATTCACCTGAAGCAAGTGAACTAAAATATAATGCATGTTGTTTAGATACATTCTGAGTTAAAGAAGTTAATCCTCCTGTATTAGCTTCTATATTTGAACCAATGATTTCAGGATAACTTATTGGGTTACTAATTGGCTCAAGAGTCACCTTAGCAACGTATAAACGGTTATCTTCTATAGCATATGAAGGTAACTCTTGATTAGTCATTATGTGACAGTGTAGTTAGTTGTCTTAACTTGTTTAGCCAAATCTTCTATATCTTCAGCTAACAAATATACGGAGTTATAATAGGATAAATCAACATCGTATACTTCTGTGGTAGGGTCAATAGTAGAAGCCCTAGTTGCTCCATTTTCTCTTACTGCTTGTGCAAGATTTGATGCATGACCTACCATTGCTTTATTTAAGATTTCAGCTTTCTCTTGCAACTTCTTAATATCAAGGATAACCCCTTCTTTAAGTATATTGTTACCAACATTGGTTTCTGTTATCTGTTTCTTCTGAACCAATACTTTGTCTTGATCCAATACTGCTACTTCTGCAAGTGTTCTCTTAGTGTTTGTAGAAATAACACCCTTAACTAAAACACCATTAATAGTATCACTTACATTAGCTACTTCAGTATCTGTCTTGGCTTCAAGTAATGCAACTTCTGCTGTTACTGATTTAAGCTTTTCCTTAGCAATCTTAAGCTCTTCTTTAGCTATTAAAATATCTTCTGCAAGTTTATCTGCTTGTTGTAATAACAATGCAGTCTCTGCAACAATCTTATCGTCTTGAACTTCTACTACTGCAGTATCTGCTATAAGCTTAATAACTTGTTGCTTAGTTAAATCAACCTCTTCAATCATATTAAGAACTTGTTGTTCTGCTAGGTCTATCTCAGAATCCATCTTAATAATTTGTTTATCAGTTAATAAAATATCAGAAGATAATTTATCTACCTGTTTAGAAGTTAGCTTAACTTCCTCTACCATATTTAGTACTTGTTGTTCTGCTAAAGCTATTTCAGAATCCATCTTAATAATTTGCTTCTCTACTAAAGCAGTATCTGAATCTAATTTAATTACCTGTTTATCAAGTAATTCAATTTCTGAATCCATCTTGATAACTTGCTTCTCTGTAAGCTCAATATCTGCTTGCAGTTTAAGAATCTGTTGGTCAATTAATAAACCTTTCTTTCCTTCATTAATAATTTCCGCATCTAACAACTCTCCCTGTTTAATAGTCAAATCTGCTTGTGCTGAAGCCATCTGTCTTCCAAGCAAGAATGATACTGCTTGGCTCATAGAAGCTTCCATAGCTCCTAAGTAGACCTTAGAATAATCTGTAGCAATAATACGTCCACTATCATATTCACGTTCTAACCTTACTCGGTTAGTTTCCATAATAGCGTCAAAAACACCATCTCCTTCAAGAGATATTGTTGTTAAATCATCTGTTGTAATAGCTGTCATATTCTAAAGTCCTATTGGATTAATCTTCTAAACTATTCTGTGAAGCTTGTCTTTCTTTAATCTCATTAATTTCTTTTTGGTTTAAAGGTGGTAATTCCTCAATAGCAAATTCTTTTACCATTCTACTTTTCTTTACCATTCTTCCTTTACTACCTTTTACTTCATAGAAATCTAAGTATTCTTTATTCTTAAGCATATCTAACATCATTCTTTCACAATGCCAAGATGGTGCATGATAAGGAATAGCTCTTCTAAATGTTCCTACAATAGAATTACTTACTGTAAATACTTCACTAGGATACCCTTTCTTAGCAGGATTCATACAGGTTAATCTAAACCGTACTAACCTTGAAGCTTTCTTACGTAGTCTTGATTTACGAGCAGCTACAGTCTCTCTCTTACGTGTATACGTATCAGGTGAAGCAAACGTATCACTTGATACAGGAAAGTCCTCTACGAGGCTCTCAGGTGGCTTCTCAGGGACATTACCCTCTAACTTGTCTGTTACTTTCTTTTTCAATTTACCTAAACCAATTGAAGGATGATAAGTTAATCCCATTAAATCTGCTTTAGCTTTTAAAGATTTTAATTCTGCAGCTTGTAATTCCTTAGCTGACATTTCTTGAACTTCTAAATTACTATCTACTTCGGTCATATTTATACCTATCTTATTAGAGGTGATACTCTTTGTTTTTAATAGAAAATCCCCTTACAACTTTTAAGGGCTGTAAGAGGATTAAATGGTTACTTAGTATATTTTATACTTCTGCAACTGTCTTTAACACTGCAATTCTTTCAGGTCTTAAAACCATAAAACCATACCAGAATAATACAGAGCTAAACCCTTTCTGACCAAATGGATCTTCTAATGAATAGGAGATATCTGATCCCGGCTTAACATGCTTGATTTTAAATTTAACAGTTTTACCGTCAGTTTGGAAACCAATATTTGTAAATGATTTAGATCCTACAACCATCATAGGGAATACATCATATTTACCACCTGTTTCACGATAACCAGCATTAGTAGATACTGATGCACCTGCACCAGCCCAATGCATCATTTCAGGTACTACTACAATACGGAAACCACCTACAGAACCAATCTCTCCATTAAGAGCAGAAGAATCACCATAAGACATTTTACCTGCATCAGCATAGTGTTCTACACCTACGAATGCTTGGTCATCAAACAGATCCTTCATACGTTTAACAGTAGGAATAAGCTCAGAACCAATATAAAGAATACGTGATCCCGGAACTACTTTCGTATCTGTCATACGTGAACCAGTAATTACTGCAGTATGCTTAGGGCATCTGTTTTGATCTAAATCAATCTCAGTACGCATTAAGTCTTCAAAAGTAATAATAGATTCAGAACCTGTTTCACCTGTGATTTCTTCTACAGTTGTTGCACTACCTCCGTAGCGAATTACACCAGCAGAACTTAACAAGTCAATCTGAAGTAAATCTTCTACTGTTTCATTACTAGCGTTAAGTAACTCACGGGTACAGTGCATATCCAATTCAGAATCAGTATCAAAATCTAAAGACTCTTGAGTGTAATCATAGAATAAACCATATTTCTCAAGATTACCTTCTAATACAATACGTGTCATACCAACACGGTTAACTCTACCACCATCTTCTGATAGTGCTGGCATACGTGAAGTAATATAACCAACATCTTTACTTGAACCATACAGATTACCTGATGCTGGTACAGCAGTACCTTCATCAATAATCCAAGCAGGTGTTAAACCTTCTAATGCTGCTTTAGTAGTAGTATAGTCAGTATTAAATACGCCTAATTCTACAAATATATCATTTGCTGATAGCTTAGCTGCTGTTAGTGCTGCTGCATCATCTACACCTTCACCTTCAGCATATGACCATACATAACCATTACCTGTAGAAGTAAGATCAGGATTTTGAATAACAATAGTAACACTACGTGTAGTAGTTAAACCTGCTGCATCAATACCTTGGTCATTGATATTCGCATCATCAAGAATAGGTAAATACTGGTTTACTTTAATCTTCTTACCCATGTTTTTAGGCATGGAAGTTACATCAGCCAACTGACCGAAGTATTGTTCTTTAGCAATTTCTTTAAGTGCTGTTTTATTGTAGTAATCAGTACGAATCTGATCTCCGATTGATGATGGAGTTCCACCGATTGGATCGTTATACGTTCCCATAATATTTCCTTTAAATATATTTAGTCATATCCAATTTAGAAAACTCTTCATCTGTCATATTTAAAATATCAATAACAGGTTTATTATTTTCTTTCATTGGCTTACTGTGTAATGAGCCTGCAGCTCTACGTTGTGCATTAAGTTTTGGATCTTCTTTAGGCTTTTCAGTAGGAAGTTGTACTGCTTGAGGTTGGGTATTAAAACCTCCTCTTGCTTGTATTGCATCTCCTACCTGTCTATAAGCAACTAAGTCAGAGACTCCTGTTAGTCGTCCTAACATTCTCTCCCTTTCTACTTCATAAGCAATCTTTTCATATATACCTGATTCTACTTGGTCATTGATGATTTTAATTACTTGGGGATTCTTTACTAAGATTTCTTTACTGGCTTCATCCCACTTATTGCTAATAACATCCATAGTAGTCTGAAATGTTGGGGTATCTTTTATATCTAAGATTACATCATCTAGTTCTACTTGGTTATCACTTACAGTGTAAGTATTAGGCGTATATTCCGGTGAATCTTCTGTACCTACATCTAATGGATCAATACCACTTTCTTTTACTACTCTATCAATTGCTCCTTTATTACCTTTGGATAAATCAATCAAGTAGTTTAGTTTACCTTCATCAAGTAAACCATTATTCTCTAACATCTTAATAATTTTCAAAGAAGGCTTAATAGTTTGCATCTTCTTATTATAATTAGCACCCATACTCATAAGTGCTTTAGCATCTTTAATGCTATCAAGAGTCATCTCTTTACCATTGGCTTTAAAAGGAGCCATAAACTCCTCGTAAGCAGCCTTATAGTCTATCTCTGCTTCCTTTGGTATAGCTTCTTTATTATCGTCCTGTGAGGGGCTTGTATCAGCCTTTAAACCACCTTCATACGTATCAGGTAAGGTAGTATCTTTAACCTCTTCAGTTATTGGTTCAGATACTTCTTCCTGTTCTGTTTCTACTGGTTCAGATACTTCTTCTGTAACCTCTTCAAGTACTTCTTCTATTGGTTCAGATACTTCCTCAACTGGTTCAGATACTTCTTCACGTACTTCCTCTTCAGGAGGTACAAATGAAGCAAGCTCTTCATCGGTCATATTTAAAACATTAACTTCATCAGCCATGATTTAAACCTCTTCTAGTAGTTCTGTCTGAGTAGCTTCAAAATCTTCTAAAGCACTTTCAGCTTGCATACCTTGAGCTACAATAGAATGAAAATATTGTCTCAATGAACCAATAGCATTAATCTGTTTTAATAACTCTTTTTGATGTGTATCTGCTTGCATACCCGGTGAAGCCAATAACAATACTAATTCACTTGCCTTAACTTTAAAATATCCATCTTCTATAATTGAGTTGAATTCAGGTAAAAGTAAAAGTTTATCAAAGTCTTTCTTTTTATTGATAGCTTCTTTAGCCATATCAATAGATAATTCTACTTCTTTAATCTGTTCATCATTGCTCATATGTATTGTCCTCTTAGAGATTACATTTAATTACTGCTTAAGCAGTATTACTTAAGCAGGGGATACTTTACTATACTATATCGTATTTGACTAATACACTTTATATAGATGTATTAGCTCTACGTTTACCTAGTATAGCTTTAGACACATTATCTGTTACTTTCATCTCACCTTGTGCTTCTGCTTGAGAAGTAATTCTATCTACATCTCTTGCATGGGTTACACCTTCTTGTTGTTCTAAGAAGTCTAAGTTTTTAAGATCAGTATCAGATTTAGTGTTCTGTGCTTTAACACCTTCAGATCCTGCTTTAGCATAATCCAATTGTGCTTCTGCTTTATTCTCTTCTACAATAGAATACTCTTTAGCTATTTGTGCTTTAAGTAGTTCTATCTCTAACTGTGCTTTTTCCTGTTCTAATGGATTTGGTTCAGGTTTGTATTCCTTAAGCTGTTTAGCTAATAAAGGCATCTTACGCAAAGTAGCAATCTCACCCATCAACATATAAGTCATTTGAGGATCAACTGAATTACCTAATGTCTGTAGCATAAAAGCTAACTCTTGTGCTTTATGTTCATCTGCTTCAGCAGTTGAGATACTTAAAGTAATATCAATATCACCTGCTAAGTCATCCCTTCTAACTGTTACAAATTCTTCATTAGTAATACGTACTACTTCTTCTTCAGATAAGAATACAGCATTCATAGCAGTAATCTTCTTACCTATCTGTCTAACCCCTTCAGCAAGTCTTCTTAAGATACCTAACTCACGTTTAGAAGCAGCATCTAAAGCACCTCTAACAGAAGCAGCAGTATCACCTAAACCAGCTCCTGTAATACCTTGATTAAAAGCTTTAACACCTGTTAAAGATTCTGCTTCAAGATTCTGCATATTAATCATATACTGAGCACTTTGAGGTATCTCAGGATATGTATGCATATGAAATGCTTGTCTTGGATCGATATCTGGATTAAATTTATAATCCTTACCTGCTTCAAACTTACGTAAATTAGTTACGTCTAAAGCGTCCTTACGAGTCCCCTGTTGACCGTTAGCACTTCTACCCATAATGTCTATCATTCCACGAGTAATAGCTCCTACAATCTTCTGATTGTCCTCTAACAGTGCTCCATCCGGTTCACCATAAAGTGATCTTCTAACAGGTAAATATTGTACAGATATAAAAGGTAATAATTTATCAGGAAAAGGATTATCCTCTAACCTAATCATTACATCACCTACCCATGTAGCAGCAATAGGTTTAACAATACCGGTATCATCTATATCCCAATACCCCCAATACTCATATGCAACAATTCTTTGTCTTGGTTTATCTTTAAATCTAAAAGCAGTATCTTCATCAGAAATATGATCTGAAGCAGCTAATACACTTGCAGAAGATACATTGATACTTTCTAAATTTGAGTATCTACCATCTTCTTCTAATTCAGATAAACTTGTTTCAAAAGAATATATAACAAACCTAGCTTTATCTATATCCCCATTACATGATGGATCAATAGTAATATTGTCATATTCACATATTTCAACCGTAGGGTGATTAGCCTTAATCTTTGTATGTTCTTCTGTATGAGTACCTATCTTCTTAGGAACCATAGGACGTTGAGCTTGCATAGACATTTGTAATGCTTGTTGCATCTCTTCAGGTAGCTCTAAAAGCTTGTCAGGGGCTTCCTGAGCCATCTTAAGCATACGTTGTATTGTCTGTGCATACTCAGGGTCATTAGAGGGTATAAAGGTAAAATCATTTACCTCTACCTCTACTATTTCATCCTCATACTTCCAACCTACTCTTACAATAGAAGTACCTTCATCTACAGCAGTTCTAACGTACTCGTCAATAAAATCTATCTTCTTTATTTTATTATTAAACTGAGAATTTAAAACCAATCCATTTTGAACTGCTGCTTGTTTATCTTCATACGTAACAGGTGCTGTATTAAACAGATCATCTGTTGATAAGAATGGTTCTGATAATGCTGCATATCTCCATTCAGCTTGTTTACGAATAAGCTTAGGAACAATGTTACTTCTTCCTTTTACTTTTTCAATTGCAGCACTACCAGTTACATTAAGATTATCTAACCAAGTATCTACATCAGAAGTATGCTCGTCTTGATCTGATTGAGCATCTGTATAGTCCTGTTTAAGATCAGAAACTGAAGGAGGATTAACCCAATCAGTCTCTATTGATCTATCTTCAGGAGTTATAAGTTTACCTACATCATCTTCCATTTCTATTCCTGTTAATCATTAGATAATATCCACTGTCCTGAACCAAAAGAATACCAAGTATACAATGAACCTATATTAGAGTTTAACCAGTTCTGACCTTCATAAGGTGAAGTAGGAGGTGTTATAGATACTACAGTTGATACAGGAGAAGTTTTCCAAGATGCAGAACCAACTACTGAACCAGCAACCAATACCTTATTATTATCACTACCAACATTATTAATAGGAGGTATATGTTCTTCATAAAACTTAGCACCATCCAAGTGAGCACTAGCAGCAGTAACAATACCATCTTTAGCAGAAGTAAAATTAACCTCTGTTAATCCACCATTTCCAACAGAATAAGTAGTATCGGTAAACAATGCACCTACAGGAACAGAGGTATTAACATCAACAGCACCACCTAAAATAGGACCATTAGCTTTATTATTTAAAGCTATTTGTAAGTCATTTTGGTTTGATAAAGTTCCTAGAATATTTCCCCAAGAAATTAAAGTAGTTCCTCCACCAGTATCAGTAGAACCAGCAGCACTTGATGCAAGTATCTTCCAATCTGAAGACATGTTAGATTTTTGTATCTTAACATCTACACCATAAGCATTTGGAGTTACAGCTTGGTCAACACCACCTATGTTAAGGTAACCGGATATAAGCCCTTCAGCATTAGTACCTGTAATATAATTAGCATCTTCTAAATATTTAGTATCACCATCAGTATAGTTATCAATATTTGTAATAACATCTGAATTATCAGGAATATTACCAGTACCAACATTTGAAATGATAATTGGGAATTCATACCAAGCACCTGAATCAGTACCTACTCCTTGAATATTAAATAGTTCCCAAGCACTTACATCACCATCTACTGTTACACGTATCGTATCATTAATATCTAAACTAGCTAATAATCCACTTCTATCCGTACCTAATCTATCTACCTTAGAAATCTTAAGTACTGTTCCACCATTATCTCGTATAAGTTGTCCTGTACTTGGATTACCGTTACCTGTTTTAAGATATGTATAATCAGATGTTGTTAATACACTTCCTGCAGTTGAATGAGATTCTATATAAAATAAGAATTCTGTTCCTGCAGGTACAAAGGTATTACCTGATTTAATAATAGTCCATTCAGAAGTAGATAAAACAATATTTGGAAATACTTCTGATTTAGGTGTAGCACCATAAGGATCAACAATTAATACAGCTTTAAAATTTGTATCTGCTGAAGGTTCTTCAGGAGCAATAACAAGTAATTGTTGTATAAAAGCACTTGTTACTGTTCTATATAAATTACCGGATCTAATAACATTAGTTCCACCAGCTACTTGAGTGAAAGCAGGGGGTAATATTGGATCACCTACCAAATCTTCAATACCATCCCAAACCTTATACGCATCACCAATAAATGTAGGTACAGGAGGTTCTGAGGTTCCTAAGGGATTAATAACTTGAGATAAATAACTTCCAGAAGTAACCATTGAATTTACATCATAGAAACCATCTGTAACTGCATCACCCTTGTATTCAGTCTTACTTGCTAGCTGAGCTACCAATTGACCTTCAACAGTACCATCACCAATAGCTTCTATAGGGTGTTGGTCTGGAATAGTTAAGTTAGTAAGTGAAGCATGGTTTCCAGTTTGTACAGCACTTGAAGTAACCTGCCCTCCTTCACCTGATACTATCCAAGCTTTAGTACCATCATCAAATGAAGTTACACCTTTTGTTATACATACATACCCTAAAAAAGACATACTATCAATTTCAGCAGGTTCTACTATAGCATCGGTTAATAGGTTATTTTTAGCTTCTTCAGCACTATCATAAATATTTTGACCATACTGTAAAACATACTTACGTTGACCTTCACCACATCCAAGAATATGCATTCTATGAATTACAGCTTTGGAATTAGGTAAAGTAGTGATAACTCCTGCATTATCATAAGATTCTGGAATAATACTTAAAGAATTATTAAATATTAAATTACCTACCCTATCTATTGAAGAAAATATTATAGGATTTCTTGGTGCAGGAGAGTTATCAGGACTAGAAGCAGAAAAAGAAACCAAATTAGGGTTGGAAGAATTACCAAACCAATTAACACCGGGGAAGAATAAGGTTCCTCCACGCATCCAAACACTTAAGGAACCTTCCACAGAAAGTAGTTCACCACCTGTTAAAGTGGAAACAGTTCTTAGAATATCCGATACATCAGTACCCGTTTGTTTAGCTACAGCAGGAGCTGCAGAAGCAGATACAATAGCACCGTCTAATATCTTTACATTACCTAAAAAAATGTGATCTCTAAACATGCTAAGTGAGGGTACTCCTGCTACCTTAACAATACTTGCATTACCACCACTGGAATATATAAATATACTTAGATTAACTACACTAAGGCTACTAGCTTCAGGTTCAATACTATGCCCTGAAAATGTATCCCAAGACTGTTCTATAATAGAAGTGTTTAATGGGTTAGTATGGCTGTCAGTAAATATCCCTGTTCCTGCAGATACTTCAAAAACAGTTGAACCAATACCAGCAGATAATCTGCCACCAGTTAAAATACCCGAGTTAGAGGATACCCTCTGCTCGATACCTTTACCATGATCCACAAGTGTAAGCTGAACGTCTGTAGAGTCCCCTACAGGGTCTTCTGTTGGATCATACGTGATAGTAGTAGCAGCTTGAATATGCCCACTAATAGCAATATTTACACTATCTATTGCAGCTTGAACATTATCAGAAGTATCAGGTGCTGTAGGAAAATACGGTACATCAATTGCCTGTTGATCTATCGTAGCTTCATAAGCTATACCTTCCAGTTTTTCCTTATCACCATCTGAGTATTCATTAGTATTAGCATTATCTTCATAAAGTGTTTTAATTTCTGCACTCGATAAATCTCCTGTAGCTCCTTCTTCAATGGTTTCAAGTTTATCTGTAATAACATTTAAGTATTCTGCAGAAGTAACCTGTGCAATCTGAATTGTTAAACCAGAAAAATCTAACTGATCTTGTGTCCCCTCACTATTTGATTCTACTGAACCTCTTGATAATGTAGATCCTGCAACTGTTCCAAGTGCTACTTGCCATACCCCAGTAGAAGACAAAACACAGTAACGTACATCCCCATCAGGGAATGATGTAAAACTAAGAACAGGATTACTTAAAGTAAAAGCAGTATTAATAGCTCCGCCAGTTCCTGTTACTTTTACCCTATCTTTATTTAATGACATAGTAACCTCTAAACAAGAACTTCACTGTAATTAATAATCAACTCAACTGCAGGTAAACTAATATATGATCCATCAGTTACTGTAAGAGGGTTAACTTTAAAAATATATTTAACATGGTTATCTGTTCCTGCAGCATATGTATCAACACCTTCAATCAGTGCAGCACCAATAACAACCACAGTAGAAGTACCTGAACCATCAACATAAATAGGGGTAAGCTCATTCGCATCAAACTGAAGTTTATAACCATTCTCTCCAGGAGCTTCTTCAGGTCCTAATACAGGTCCTACAATACCACTACAAGGTTTATGTCCTACTACAAGTGATCCTCTATTAACTGATCCTGTAGTATTTCCTGCTACACCAAGTTCTAACCATGCTGCTTCAATATCAGCAGGTACAGCAGTTATTAAGGCAATTTGCCCTTTAGTTGTTCCATTTACAGCATCAATAGCATTCTTTAATGTAGTCAAAGAAGGGTCATAAAAGTTTGCAGGTGCTGAAGGTAATATTAAAGCCATGTTTGTATCCTATATTTAACAAGTTAATCGGGGTGAATGTAACACTCTATTATCTCTAGGTGTCCATACGTATGTATTACAATTAGGTAATACCGGAGCTTGTATATCTTTCTCTGTTACTACCCTATGTATTGGGTTATCAAGTATACCCGTATAAAACATATAAATAGTATCTGCTTTAACTTTATGCACACTATTAGGTGTTTCAGCAACAGGTATAATATAACCTAAAATCTCACCTGATAATAAGTTATGGGTAGAATTACTTGTATTACCAAAACCAATAGCAATACTTAATAGCTCTTCCGATAATAATAAATGCTTAACATCTTCAATAGGTAATGCTAAAGCAGTAAGTATTTTTGAATGTAACACCTTATGTATAGAATCATACATAGATGTCTCATACTGAGTAGGGTAGTAACCAATGTATGATAATGATTCATCCCCAGTAATCCCAAAGAAAACATCATCAGCCATTATTTATTACAACAGAATATTAATCCTGTTCTCCTTTCAATTCTATTAGAAGAATCTAAATTAACAGTAGTTATTTCATTAGTTAATTTATATGTAACACCTGAAGTACCTCCTTCAAGAAATATAGAAGTAGCTTGTCTATTTAAAGAAATACCACTTCCTTGAGGGGACATAACCAATGTAGGAATCTTCTCCCTATCTGATGCTATTTCCCAAGTAGACGTAGCAATATTTTCATTTTCAAGTAACCACCCTAACTCACCTTCATCATTTATTCCCCAAACTCTACCATAATCAAGTTCACTGTTTGGATCGTGTACTGCTTGATATTTTTGATAATCTGCCATAATACCTCCTAACATTTATAAAGGTTATTTCTCCACTGTACCTATACGACTATCAACTTCTGCTTTCTGTCCTGATCTACCTTCGTGACCAGAGATATAGGTCTGATTACTTGCACAACCTAGTAAGCTAGTAAATACCAATACCAAACAAATAAGCATACCTGCTAACACAAACTCATTACTAGAGTTATCGGGTTCTTTATACATTGTAATTCCACTTTAAATTATTAATTATAATTCTGCATCAATAAAGATGTAGCCTTTTGCACCACCACTATTTATACCTAATACCTTAATGAATACAGTATCACCTGCTGTTAAGCCTGTTGTACTTGCAGCTATTAATAGAGCGTTTGTTGACGCTCTATGATTAGCAATACCGTCTAATTCTGCGGTAATACTCGTATTTAAGAAGCCTGCTACAGACCAACCAGTTCCCGTAAATGTAACACTTTTTGCTGCTCTAATTGGAGTGGTTAATGGGATAGAAAATGTAACCAGTGAACTTGATTCAGCTATTCCAGTTGCAACTGGACGGTACATATTCAGCTCGTATGAACCTGCATCTATCTTAACGGTATACCGTTGACACATTGCAATGATTTCAGAGTAATGTAATATTTCAAATGGTGTAGCGTATGAGCCTTCTTCAAGCTGTACATTACCTATAACATGCTCATGTCCAGAGCTTAAAGAGGTGGAAAACTGTATAGACACTTCATAATAATCACCGAGAACCGAATCGGTTGGAACAGTAAACGTGTGAGTGAATCTACCTGTGGTATTCAGGTTAACGCTTTCATTATTATATGCACCGCTTGCAAACTTATGCGTGATTGTCATACTACTTTGTGAGGGTATCACAGTCTCTATGTCCAACGATAATGTGACAGTCTTTCCTGCTAACCTATACCCATTCTCAATACGCTGTCTAATTGAGTTATAAGCAATTGAACCATTTGCTATAATTCTTAACTTGCTACCTGTAGCTGAATTTACTTTTTCAATAGATGTACACTGTGTTAAAAACCTATCTACCGTCAACGCCTGAGTGTGACTAGTAAACGACTCCCCTCTTTGCCACACATCAAACCCACCATTAATAAAATAGTTTCTACTATTTCTACTAGTAGCTAAATTATTCTGTAACTCGTTATTAACATCTTGCTGATTAGTTGATGTAATATCCCCAGAAGGAACATTAACTACATCTTTAGCATCCACCAATAATGTAGGTTTCCAAGAAGTAAAAGTATCTCCTGAAGTAGTTGAATTTTCACAAGTCCAAAGTGTACCATCTGAAGTTGTATGAATATCTAACCTTAAAGGATTAGATGGGAATTCTATTGCTGGCATATAATTATTCCATAGTTTAAGTGGGTAAAGAGTACTATACAAAACCTCTAAACTCTAACTTATCATTAGAAGTATTAGAAACATTAACTAAATTAAACTGCTCTATTCTCTTACAAGCTAATTCATATTTCTGCATATAATTAGTACCTGTAGCAAGTGATCCTTCTGCATTAAGACTTGTTAACATTCTTGAAGCTATAAAATATAACAATGGTTCTAATAAAGTATAAGAAAGTTCTACCTCATAATCCATAGGCTTTAAACCAATAGTTGAAATAGTATCAGGTCTTGCTCTATACCTAACTAAGGTAATAACATCGTTAACAGGATTAGGGATACGTAAGGTATTAAACACAGGAGTATAATAAGAAATACTTGTCTTAATTTCATCATATTCTTCCTTATCCTGAGTAGTATCATTTAACGCTATCTCCTTACCATCAGAACCAAGTATTGATTCAATAATAAGAATGTTATCCATGAATGGTTTATTAAGATCCTTAATATATTTAATAGGCTCTACTGAATCAACATTAGACTCAGCAAACTTAGGGGTTAAAACATAATCATTAATACCATCATACTGCTGAATAGTAAGTTCATCTCGTTTAAGATCAAACCTCTTATACAACTCCAATAAACCTAAATTAACATTAGGTACAACCTTAGCATAATCACATTCTCTTATACCTACAGAATCTATACCACCAATATGTAATTGTGATAACTCACCTACAGTAAGCTGGTCAAATATCTCTTGTAATAACATATAAATTATCTCTTAATTTAAACAACATAGGAATCCAAGTAATCATTACTATCTTCCACATCTAATTCCCACATATCTCTTTCACTATTATAAGTAGGGGTTGCTTCTTCTGATGGTTTCCAAGTACTAAGTAAAGCTAACATAGATATTGTATCTAAAATATCATCGTGCTTTGATTTCATTCCCTTCATACTAACCAATCTTAATTCTTCCATAAGCTCAGTAATAATGAAATCTTCCTTCATCTCTTCAGGGAAGAACATCTTATGTGCTTTAAACAAGGGAACCATTGTATTAAACCTAACAAGCTTATTTGTTGTAGGACGTATCCCCGGTAAACTACTATTCCTATCAGAAGCCAAAGTAAAATAAATATTCCTATTCATCATCTGATCTTGAATCCAAGGAATGAATCCTCCCTGTTGTCCTGATACCTCAATACCTACTTGCTGTGGATTATACATTTGAGCCAATCTAAATAAGTCATTAATGTTCTTATCCATTAACTGTCTCTTACACACACCATCAACCCAATACCAATCACCATTATTATTATAAGCCCAAACAGATATAACTGAATAATCTGCTGAAGTCTTTTCTGAAGTAGCAAAGTCAGTAGTAATATAAAAATTAAACTTACCTTTATTACTAATAACAGAAGACCTTTTATACCACATTATATCTGAATCACTTACCAACCTATCTTCTTCTGACATAATAGATAGCTGATACTCTTGATTAAAAGAAGCTAATTGTCCTAAAGCTTTAAGGGCTTCATACTGATCTTTAACAAAATCATAACTAAATCTATCTTCCCATGCACCTTTAAACTCTTCCCTAGTACAAGGAAACTTCTCACATATAGGATACACATTAACATTCCATGCTCCACTCTCTACAGCTTCATAAAGAATATCTGACTGTGAAAAAGGAGTACCTGAAAATATAATCTTTCTCTTGTTTGGATCTAATGCAGGGAATACACCTCTATAAACAGTATGTTTAATACTTGTCATAACAGTAGGTGATACAGCATCCTTATCTGAAACCAAGTCATCCATAATAGCTAACGTAGGTCTATGTCCAAATATCTTAGTACCTCGAATACCTGACAATGAACCAAAACTCTTAACACCTAATCTATGTCCTGCTTTATTAGTAAACTCCATGTATACATCCGTAAACTTAGCTTGAGCCAAATACGTTTGTAAAAATTCTGATCTATTATACCTTTCCTCTATATTCTTTCTTAATGATTTAACACCATTATCAATAGAATCACTTAAGTAAATCATTCCAGTAACATCACCAAAGTTATCTATCTTCTCAAATACAGCTACATATAGTATAAGATACTCAGCAAACAAAGTAGTCTTACCAATTCCCCTAGAACATAAATTAGCAATTCTTTGTTCCTTACTGGCAAGTAAATCTAACATTTGATAATGTATAACAGGTGAAGTATTTGTTTCACCCTCTGAACCATTAACTAACTTAATAAAATTAATAAACTTTAAAGCAAAGTCTGAAGGAACATAATCACTATCTGCAGAATAGTCTACTGTATTAAGATAATCCTGTACTGTCTTCTTTTCACCTAATGCCATTTACATCTCCAAGTGTCTATTACCGACACTTCGTGTCGTCCAGTAGAAAAAAAAAAAACCAGTGACTATATTAAACATCTACAAGTACTTTATATAAAATAATAATTCCCATGATGCCGGTAGCAATACCCCCAAACCACTTAATTAGTTTAGCTACTTTAGTCATAATAGTTACTAATGCATTAACAGAAGCCCAAGCATCTACTAAACCTTTAGTATTCTTAGCCAATTCATCTTGTGATTTAGCTAAGTTATTAATAGCTTCAGTATTCATTGCTCCTGCAGATAAAGTTTCTATCCTTAACTCTCTTTCAGCTTCTTCATGTTTTTTAAATTCCTCTATGTATCCATCTAATTTATTATCCAATAAGGTTATAGACTTTTCAATTGATGTACACCTCTCAGGACTCACTCTTCTATCCCTCATTTTTCTTTTCTTGGTATCTTGCTAAACCATATGAACCAAAAAAGAATATTGTTATAGCGGTTGTAACGCTTAACATTAAAGAAGAAGTAGCAAGATCATAATAAAAAGTAGCCAGTACAATATCTATAGGAGCTGCAACACAAGCCAATAAAATAACAACAACCTGTAACTGTATCCAACTTTTAGCAATAGACCTTCTTGCCCTAGACCTTTCAGTTGTTTCACTGAGAGTATCAACAACAAACTTCTGTACACTTGAAACTGTTTTAGTATTTTCCTCCATTATCTCTTCAGGTGTTAAGTTCATATTACCTATCCAATTACCTACTTGAGTAAGTAATCCGTTATCTTTATCCAGTAGATCATCTACTGCTTTATGTGTATTAAACCAAAACATTTTGTATTTCCTTTATTGCTTTATTTATATTACTTACAAGTAATACCTTATTTTTTTCTGCTACAGCAAGATCACTATCATTATCAATAAAAAATGGTTCAACAATTATACAAGGTGCATTAGTCATTCGTAATAACCATCCCCCTCTACCTGATTTATATACAGCTTTAATACCCCTATCTTGTAAGTGTAAAGCTTCTACAATATTTTTCTGCATAATCTTTGCACATTCCATACCTACCTTAGAAGAATGGTAATACAAAGTCTCTGAACCAGAAGCTTTATGATTAAAAGCATTAGAATGTAGAGATACAACTAAATCAGGCTTAAGTACATTAATATCGGCAGGCAATGATTTATACGTATTCCTATTAACAATAACCATATCAACTAAAGAAGTATCCTTAAGTTGTTCAGCTAACGAAGAGTTAAACATATACTCTGTCATACCTGTATGTCTGTTGTAAGCTCCTTGATTGTCAACACTATGCCCTACTACTACTACCACTTTCATATATTTATACCAACCGTTTTGATTCTATAGGACTACATGCTACTTCTTTAACAGTAACAGTCCCATCAATAATTCTTTCTTGTTGTATCTTAGCCAGTGAACCTACTGCAGCCATTAAATCACTAATAGCCCCATCAGTACTAACACCAATATCCAATTCTATCTTAGCTACATCAGGAGCCTTAAGAACATCAACTAACTTACCAGCACTATCACTTTGAACTTTCTCACTCTTAGCATTCATCATTAAATCAGCTAATTTAAGAATAGCTTGTTGATGTAAATCTTGATTAGAAATATGAATAGGAATCATACTCTGAGCCATAATAGCAGTAACTAACTTACTCTTATTATAAACACTAATTATCCCTGATATATCCTTCTGCGGAGTATCCTTACTAACATACCTCTGATACCTATCTGGAAAGGTTTTAACATAACTTTGGTTCTGTGCATTACCAGATAACCTATATGTACAGTACCTTACTGCATTAAAGTATTCCTGTAACTTATACTTACCCTCCTGAAGTACATTCATAAAACCAAGAATATTATCTCTTAAGTGTTCCTCAAGTAACGGGTTAGTTAAATTACTATTAATCTCTTCTACCAATTCTTCTGTAAGTAAATTTCTCTTACCTTTAGGTAAAGCCAAAGCTAACATATCAAATGTTATTTCTTTCATTCTCTCTCCTTTTAACCTGTCTAAATTTCTTGTAATAACCACCTATAATAAACCATAAACCTAACAACCAACTATTTTAAATTTTTTGTTATATAAAGGTAGTTAGTAGTTAGGTATTTTATCTAAAAATATTTTGCTGCTTATAGTAATTTATTTAAAGGTAATTAAGATTATTAGAATAATAAAAGACATTAGTGAAATATAAGATAGTTATGTTCCATTAAAAAATTATAAAATTATTTTATAAAAAAAAAAAAAATTAGTACAAATCTAGTGATTACTGAAAAAAAAAAAAAAATAATTTTAAATTATATAAGAAAAAAAAAAAAATAGTACATATCCAGTGTTTACTGAATGACCATAAAGAATAGGGACTATCCCCCCCTATAAACAATCAAAGTCAAAACCCTTTAACAACAGAACAATTCAGTTCAAAACTCTAGGAGAAATACCATGAAAACTTTAACAATCAAAGACTCTATCAGTACAACATTTTCATCTGTAGCTACCATTATAGCTACAACATCAGAACGTAGTGTAACAACTATTAGCGGTACATTTGATACTGCTGATAACGCATTGGATACAGCAGATGCTACGTTAATGGCTATTACATCATCAGTAGCTTCAATGATAGATAATAAAGCTCTAAAAGACTTCTACGCCCTTAAAGCAGCAAGACGTGCATAACCCTAACAGCAAGGATGCTGTTAGTTCCAACATCACCTACACATCACCTACCACCTAATAAGATAGCACACAACATAAAGTCAAAACCCTTTAACAACAGAAATTAACCCTAATCCTTACGGAGATCCATATGAAACCTTTAACAATCAAACAAGCAATCCATTCAATAGATGACATGTACTATCGTCAACAGTTAGTACTTACCTCACTTATAGATAGCTTAGGAGGTATTGATACACTACCTTCTAAACTTCAAAAGGTAGTTCTACCTTACTTAACTATTTCAGATACAAATAAAGTAATACCTACATTAGGTATAGCTTCAACTATCTTAGCTGTTAAGTCTTATGAAAATAACAAAGAAGCTCTTACAGACTTCTATGCTCTTAAAGAAAGTAGAAGAGCATAGTCAAAACCCTTTAACAACAGATCAAAACATACTACATTTCGTGGTATGTAATAACATTAGAGAAATACAATGACTACTTATATCCCATCATATGTTTCATTTACAGTAATACTACTAGAACTTGTATTATTCCTTTAACAAACAAACCCTATACATTTGTGTAGGGTAACTACCTTCTCGGAGAAAGTTATGACCATTAAATATATAAGATTTCTAAAGGCATATATGGTCTATACCAAAGACCATATGTATATTGCAACAGACAGGCTTGTAGCAATACGTAAAGTACTTGCTATGTATTAAACAAGATACCTCTAACGAGGTATCTCTTTTTTCACCTACACCTTCACCTACATCTCTTAACGGATACTTTCGTTCTATCTACTATCTTGTGTGTTCTATTTCTTTCAACCCTTTAACAACACGAATTAATAAGTTACATTTCGTAACTTACCTTATCGGAGAAATATCATGGCTTCATTAAACGTAAAGAAAACAGCAACTAATAAAGTTGTATACGACATCCGTCCTGCAATCGGTATGAAAGACTTTGAAGGTAATAATGTTGGAATCTTGAACCTTACTGCAGTGTGTAAGGATCAGAATGAAGCAAGTAAGATTGCTCAAAACTTTATAGATACTTTGGTAGCTGTTCCTGAAGAAGTTTTAGAGAAGTGTCTCTTTATTCAACAAGATAATGGACACTACCGGTTAGCAGCAGCTAATAATAGAACTATAGGATTTTATAACGGAAAGACTGACTTCAATGGAGCTAGTCTTAATGACGTTGAACTATCTGTATATTCATCTGAAGCAAAGTCAAAAGATGACTTTAAGAATATGTTTGGAATGTAAGTAATATCAGAACCATTGGCATAAGCTAATGGTTCTATTTTTTTAGTAACTAATCGGAAGTGAGATAGTCATGTTTGAACAAGAAGCCAATATATTAGAACAAGAAATATCAGAATCTAAATATTCTAAGAAGAATATATCAAATAAAGTAATGCATGATCTTCTTGAATTAGAAGAACATATACTACCCTTAGAAGAGCTTGTAATAGCCTATCTAAGCAACGATAACTATTATGAGGGTAAACGTAAGAGAATAGATTGGATTGCCCATGTACACCCCTTAGAAGTCGTAGAAAGGGTACTTGTAGCAGTATGCAGTAAACCATCACAATCTATACAAGCAATTGTAGGTGTATTGTTGCCTTGGTTAGGTTATGAAAATACCAGAGATGGTTTAAATACAGCTACTGAATTAGTAGGTATATGTGCTAATACAGGGATGTATACAATCAATAAACCAATGCAAGATATACAAGGTATATGGACATGTATTGTTGAGTCTAATGTTGATCTTAATAAGACTACGTATAAGTTTATAGAAGAGACAATGTATTTACCTCCAATGATAACTAAACCATTGACTGTTAAGACTAATAACCAATCTGGTTATATTAATGGTAATGGATCATTACTTCTTAATGGTGCACATCATGAAGAGGAAATATCTTTAGATATTATTAATAAACAAAGTGCTATTAAATTAGCAATTGATGAAGAATCTATTGCTTATGATGAACCAATGCCTGACTTTGAAGGTAAAGCTGAGGAAGAGGGTAAAAGTATATCTGTTAAGAATTTAGCAGTTGCTAAAGATAACTTCTTAAAACAGAAGTCTATTACACAAACTATTGTTAATGGTTTAGTAGGTAGACCTTTCTATTTCAATTGGAAATATTGCAGTAGAGGTAGAATATATTCCCTTGGATACCATGTAAATATACAGTCAACAGATTATAAAAAGTCTGTTATCTCTTTGTATGATAAAGAAGTTATATCTAAAGAAGGGTATACATGGTTATGTATTGATATTGCAAACCATATGGGATTAGATAAAGAATTATTTACAGATAGAATGTTATTTGTAGAAACCAATATTGATAATTTAGAGGAGTTAGTTTATGAAGCAGAACATCCATACATGTATCTTAAAGCAGTTAGAGCATTTTGGGATTACCAGAATGGTAAACCATCAGGACACTTAGTTGCATTGGATAGTACGGCATCATTTTTACAAATTATTACAGTATTAACAGGGTGTAAGCAAACAGCTATTCAATGTAATTTAGTTGATAGTGGTAAAAGACAAGACTTCTATAACAATTTAACAGTTGAAATTAATAGAATTCTTAGTTCATCACATGTATATACAAAGAAACAGATTAAGAAAGCTGCAATGCCATTTTCATATGGATCAAAGGCTTCTCCTATACGATTGTTTGGTGAGGATACAGAGGAGTTAGAAGCATTCTATAAAGCAATGGATAACTTAGCTCCTGCTGTTAGACCTTATATGGATGCTGTAAGGAGTTGTTGGGATAGTAATACAACACAACATGTACATGTATTACCTGATGGACATACCTCATATGTTCCTGTTAAAGAAGCTGTTACTTATAAAGGTATTAAGGGTGATGAATTCCCTTATTCATTTACTTATGTGTGTGAAGAAATTAAACCATCTAAATATAGTGTACCTATACTAGCTAACTTTACACAAAGTATTGATGGGTATATTGCAAGAGAAGTTATTCGTAGATGTAACTTTGATGTGCTTACTATCCATGATTCGTTTCACTGTCATCCTAATAATATGCCTATTTTACGTGAAACGTATAGAAGTATTCTTATGGATCTTGCTAAAGAAGATTCACTTTCAACACTATTAAGTAGTCTAACTAATAGTGATGTTACTTTAGATAAGCTATCTCCTGATCTTGATAAGTCTATTAAAGAAGCAAAATACTTCTTATCTTAACTTGTAAACCAATAGACACTTCGTGTCTTCTCGTAGGATTATAGGTAACCCTTATTGTATTAATAGGGGTTACTTATATATCAATAGACACTTTACGTCTTCCTACAGCTTTTAAGTATAAATCTATTAATATACTTGTGGACACTCTGTGTCCTCTTACGGCTTTTAAAACATATTATGGACATGTTTTAACTGTTTTTGTAGAACTACTAAAATGTATCAAACCTAACAACCAACTTTTCAAAACGTGTTGTTTTTACCTAACAATTACCTAACAGGTAATAAGATAGTCATAATTCATATAAACCAAGGAAAACCAATGAAAACATTTAACAAGAAATTTATAACATCTATTTTAACTTTTATTTTATTGTCTTCTACCTGTTATGGGGAAGAGGAAAGATCTCCGGAATATGTACTTTATGATACTAAACTTAAAGACATGTTTTACGGTGCATATGAAGATATAGCTGTATTAGATATGGTACTAAAAAAGGAATTATTTAAGATAGAAATTAATAATGTTATTAGATCGTATATGTTAGATTTTACAACTCAGATACTTGTAGGTGAAACACTAGAAAATAGAGGTATAAGATTATTAGAAAAAAGAACCATTAAAGAAAGAGAAATGATTAATACCTTTAACACTATGAGAGATGATATTCATAATTTGGAAGTAAATATAAAATACTTTTTAGCAAGAAAGTATGAAGCAAAAGAGTTAATACTAAATAAAGAAACTAATTGTGCTGGATTTGGTTGTACCAATAATTGGGAATTTATTCCTGAAAGTTCAGGTAATAAAGTAATGTCTATATTCCAAGAAGCTGTTATGGCATATAAAACCGCTAAAAAGTAAAAACATAAACCAAGGAAAACCAATGACACATGAAGAAAGAGTAGCAGAATATTATAAATCTATAGGAGAGGAACCAGTAATTATTAAATCGGGATTATCTTTTGTAATTCCTAAATCAAACCCAAAAGATATTATGCCTACTCGTAATCATAAGGCTGTTAAACGGTATATGAAATCAAACCCTGATAATTAATTAAACCAAGGAAAACCGATGAAAGAAGATATTTTAAAAAAAGAAGTAACTGCCTTAATTGAACTAGCTGAAAAAGGTGATGAAGTTACTAAACACGTACTGAATCGTGCTATCTGTAAAATGGATACCCCAGAAGAATCTAAAGATACGGTAATTAATTTAGGTATTGTTTTAGGAAAGATTCTTAGATTAGAACAGAAAGTAGAACAACAACGTATTGCACTTAATGCATTTATAGATAATGAGGTAACAAAATGAAAGAGCTAACAGTATCAGTACCAAAGGGGTATGAAATTGATAGAGAATTAAGTACGTTTGAAAATATCGTATTTAAAAGAAATATCAAAACTAATTGGGAAAACTTAGAGGATATTTCAGGTTGGTATATTTCAGAGAATTCCCAATGTATATTTGGGGTTTCCTATAGTGCTGTTGTTTTTAATAAGAATTTATGGGCTACTAATAAACAAGCAGAAGCTTGTCTAGCTATGAGCCAATTATCTCAATTAATGAAAGATGTTAACGGTGAGGATTGGGATCCTGATTGGATTCTTAATGCTAATATATTTTGTATATATTATGTAGGTTATAAATTGGAGTGCTCATTCGCTGCAAACCACCCAAGATTTTTATGTTTTAAGAGTTCTGAAATAGGACATGCTTTTCTTGAAAATAATAGAGACTTAATAGAACAAGCTAGACCATTACTTTAGAAATGCAATCACAAAAAGAAATACCAACAGAAGGTACTTATATAGCTGTTTGGTTTGGTAAACCACATCATGGGGGAGGGATAGAAGCTATTATTTATAGCAACCACTATTCCCCTGTTATGAAACAGATAATATTTACTGAATATAATCCAATTGATATGCGATATACACTTACATATCTTGGGGCATCTAGTAAAGCTGATCTATATATACCAATACCTTCAGCAGAATTTAATTATGAAAGACTCAAAACTGAGTTAGAGCAATTCCTATAGGGGAATGAAAATGAGTAAATTTGAACATTTAGAGAATATTTTAGTAAGCGATATATCAGAAGAGAATTGTCTTACTCGTAAGTATTTCGGTAATTACAAGTATTTATATACCACAAAATCAGGAAAAACCGTTGTTGTAGGGGGTAGTGGTGAATCTATAATGGTTTGGAACTATGCAGTTAAAATACCTAAAAAAGAGTATATCCCTTTTACAATGGATACCTTCCCAAAGGATGTTATATGGCTTAGAAATAAGGAACCAGATAGCGTGTTTAACGTTATTGCATTAAATAGGAAGGGTGTTAAGACTGACATTGGCTTCTTACATTATGACTTTCTTTTAGAAGAGTATGAAATTTCAACTGATTTTTGTAAAACTTGGCAACCAGCAGGAGAAAGCAAATGAATACTGCAGAAATAAAAGAGTTCACAGAAAAAACTCTCTTAGATGTAAAGAAAGCAATCAATATACTACCAGACAATTATGCTCTTGTTTTAACCAGTATAGTAAAAGAAGATGTTGCTGCTTCACTTTTATTATCTTACCTAGTTAACGAGGTAGACACATTAAAGAGAGAAAATATTGCATTAAGAAAAACAATAGATACTTGGATGAATAATGAGGTGTTGAAATGATTACAGTAATATTCTTAGCAATAGTAGGATTTTGGTTTAACTTACCGTTAAGCTATTTTGTACTTGGCGCAATTTGTATGTTAATTGACAGTAATTAATTTATATAAAAATAGTTAAAGTTATTGGGAGAAATATATTGAAACCGTTTAATTTAGAAGAAGCATTGGCAGGTAAACCAGTAGTAACTAGAAATGGTAGATTGGTAGCAGAAGTAATTAAATTTAAAGAAAATGTTAAATTCCCTGTAATAGCTATTATAGATTCTTATATAACATGTCAGTATACATCTGAGGGGCATCTTTATACCGGTACAGAAGATGATCTTGATTTATTAATGGTTGGTCAAGACAATAGTGCAGGATGGATTAGTATCTTTGATGGTATTAATGGTCCTCTTCTTGGTCCTGTTTTTAAAACAGAAATAGATGCACTTAAATACAGTGCAAAATGTAAAACATTTTATTGTATTGCTACAGTAGAAATATTTACAGGAGAAGATAGTGAATAAGAAACAGTTAATGTACTTACCAATAAAGCATGAATATTCACCTTCACAGGAAACAATAAAAGAAGTAAATAAAGTATGTGGTTTACCTCTTTATTGGGTTATCACAGAAGAAGATGATTCTATCCCCTTTAAAGACGTTCTAAGCAGTGCTTATGATTCTCCTATGTCTGAGTTTATAGGCGGTACAATCACTAAGGAGGGTATCTATAATTATCCAGATTCAAGTAATTTAGAACCGCTTATTAAAGTATACAATCCAGAAACAAAAGAAACATTTTATCAATACAATTACGGTATTATCGCAATTGTTCAAGAAGATGGTAGTAGCTACATCAGCCTTATGCTTTAAGCCAATCTAAGCCTATCTAAGGGACGTATACAGTAAATCTATTCATGATTTGTTGTTAATATTATTATCGTCCCTTAGAGAGGCTCTACGTAGGTATTTTGATTCCTTATAGACACTTCGTGTCTTCTTACGGCTTTTAATTAACTACTTTAGGAAACCAAAATGAAACTAGAAACAATTATTGTAGCTGTATTAGAAAAATATGCTTCAAAAGATAAACCAATCAACAGTAAAGAACTCCATTATCTAGCAGAAAAAATGTTTAGTTCTCAAGATTACAATCCTGTAAGAGCTGCAGGATATTCTCCTGAAAAAAGTATTGCTTCTCAAGTAGGTATAATGACAAGAAAGACCAATCCAATAGTTTGTAGTGTTAAACAACATTCAGACAATGGTTATAAAACATGTCGCTATTACTGTCCTATTATCCCTTCTTTTGGTAATGTACTCGTCACACTTGAAGATGGTACACAGGTACGTGGAATACTTGAAGAACTAGATTGATAACCAACAGCTAGTAAAATTTAATAAGATAGTCAGTAATTATGGATTTAATCCAAACAAATATACCCTTTAATTAGGGTATTTTTTTATCTAAAATATAGGAAATAACATGAGTAATGCTAATCAGAATAAGGCAAAGAGAGAAAAGAATGATGAATTCTATACCCAACTATCAGATGTAGAAAAAGAGATGATGCACTATACATCCCATTTTAAAGATAAAGTAGTTTACCTAAATTGTAATGACCATAGAAAGAGTGCATTTTGGGAATACTTTGCAAATCAATTTGAAATACTTGGTTTAAAGAAATTAGTAGCAACACAGTTTAGTAAAACAGAATCATCATATAAAATTGAGATTACAGGTGATACAAACGGTGATGGTAGGATTGATATTGATGATACTGTTCAAACACCTTTGGAAGGTAATGGAGACTTTAGAAACCAAGAGTGTATTAATATATTAAAGGAAGCAGATATTATTGTTACTAATCCACCTTTTAGTTTGTTTAGAGAATATATAGCTCAACTGGTGGAATACGATAAGAAGTTTCTTATTATAGGTAATACCAACGCTATTACCTATAAAGAGATTTTTCCACTAATAAAAGAAAAGAAATTATGGTTAGGTACTGTAAACCCTAGAACTTATGAAGTACCTGAAATTTATGAGGGTAAAAAGAAAAAGATAGATGGTAAATGGTTTAGCACTCATGGTAACCATTGTTGGTTTACAAACCTAGATCATAAGAAAAGACATGCATTACATATGGGATATAAAACTTATAAAGGTAATGAAAGTGATTACCCTAAATATGATAATTATGATGCTATTGAAGTAAGCAAAGTAAAAGATATACCTACAGATTTTAATGGTGTAATGGGTGTACCTATTACCTTTCTTGATAAGCATGATCCAGATCAATTTGAATTATTAGGGTGTACCTATTCATATGGAAAAGTTAAAGGATTACATGTTGAAGGGACTACCTATAATGGTTTAATTAACGGAATAGAAAAATACAAAAGATTATTTATTAAGAGGAAATAAAATGAAAATTACTTTAAATGAAGTAACAGTAAGAGATTTATCAGAAGGGTATTTAGATAGTCAAATAAATAGGGTTTTCTTCTTTTCGTGCTTTAGCAGATAGGGTGAAAGTTAAGGCGATGCCACGTCTTTTTGTGGCAGTGCCTTAACCTTTTATCCCTATCTGATATGCAC